ATTAAGAGGATTTTTAGCAAGATGTTGAGTTACACCATTGTTTTTATATTCAGCATGATCAATGCTATTACCTGCAGAATGAAGTGAACGTAAAAAGTTGGAAGACTGTTCAAGACTGCTTTCCATAGTATTATCTACACTCCTAAATCTGAATGAGATATTATCTGTTCCTTTTGCTGTATTGACTAACTTAACAACATTGGATTCAGACTGTACATTCTTAGGGGTAGTGATGAAATAGTCTCTCGCTTTTTTCTTGGAGTCTGCAAAACCAACAAATCTGTTGGCACCGATTTTCATGTACTTAATGATATTCGGTTTGTCGATTTTACCGCTTGCGTATTCTTCTTCAGTACTTGGACTGTTCAGATAACCTGACCAGTCTAAACCTGTTAATTTCGTTAGGAATTCGTTATAGAGACTGTCGAGTTTAGCTCTTTGTTGTTTCTCAGGTGTATCATTGCGAATTTTGGAGGCTTTTGAATCTGGCCCTTGGAAATAGTCGTTGTACATTTTGTTGATGGCAGCGGCTGTGGTTTTCGAGTCTTCATATGTAAAGTTATTTATTGTCTTTTTAATGGTGTTAATACTCTCGGTAACACTCTCTTTTTGACTTATGTTAATTATTCTTGGAACACCTTTTTTATTCCTCTTTATTGATATACTTGGTATTAACCATGTGTTAGATGAAAAGTTGAACAAACTTAGTAAATTATTCTTACTAATTAGATTTTCATCATTGAGTATGCCGGCAAGAACTGGCTCATCTTTTGCAAGTCTTTTTAAGAAAGCTTTTAATGTTTTTTCATTCTTAAATGCTTTTTCTGCACCAGGCAAATGAGATATGTTGTAAATCTTTCTTTCAGGAGAGGAAACGCCCTCTTCTTTCATCTGATCAAACAATGGTAGAAAAGCTTTACGCTGTGAACTCATTCGCTGTGCTGAACTGCTTTGGAATGTTTGCTCTATTTCGCTTTCATATTCAAGGAATTCTTTATCATCTTTGAAAAGCTTGGCTATCTTGATTAATTGCTGACGATTCGCATCAACAATATGTGATAATCTAATTGCTTCACCATATTTCTCATGTGCATATAACACCTCTTTCAAATCAATGATCAATGATGTAGGCGATGGAGGAACGTCATATTTATCACTATGATATAAGCCATGTAGTAATTCAGCAAAGTTGTTAATGTAGAACTCTTCATTTTCTACGACAAACCTTACTTTGTCCTGAAGTATTTTATCTGCAGCTGCTTCGTTTGCTAATACTGAACTGCTTTGATAATCTGTTTTGGTATCAGCAATTTTAAATGCCAACTCAAAACCATTATGGGCAATACTTCCGGACTTTAAACCGAATAGTTTTGCAAGCAGGTCTATAACCTGATCAATGACAGATTTATTATTGTACTGGGTATTATTGGCCCAGTTAAAGAATTCCTTATTCGTGAATAATTCACTTATAAATTCATGAACATCTTTTAGTGCGTAAAAGTCTTGACCTTCTTCTATTGCTTTTTCTTTAGTGAATTCAAACAGTTCCTTTAACTGTTCGTAATTTGCAAGCTCCTGAGCCGTTCCTACACCTTTAGAAAGCTGTTCTATTTTATATCCTACAGCAGAATGAAATAGCTCATGTATAAAAACAGCATTGAATTGGTTGTTTGAATCTAACTTTCCTATTTGGATTCTCTGACTATTTGCCTTCGATCCAAGAGCCTGACCATTAAATATTATATTTTCTAATCGACCTAAATTTGGCTTTAATAATCTTACTATCTCGGCAATAACCGGGTCTTTAGATTTTTCAAGAGTATTTAGTAAGTTCTGTGCACCACGACCTTTATAGGTTGTAGACCCATTATTTTTAACAAGATTCCATAAGTATTTAAGAGTACCTGAAGTACTGTTGAATAGTTCAAATTCTTTAGGATTAGGATTGGCTTTTCTGTCTTTATTAATTTCGTCAATCTTAATAAAAACATCGTCAATGAGATCCTGTGCGCTTTCTTTTGGCTTCTTCGACTTGAAACTTTCAAACACATCTTCAGTAGCAGTAGGTTTTGCCCCAGTCTTGGGTACAACAAGCTCAAATGAGAGACTTTTATCATTAACTGATGTTATGAGTGCCTTGGGCTGTTTTCCTTCACTTATAGCCTTAAGGTATGCAGCTTCTTCTTTTGATTCATATTTAATGCCACCGACTTGTTTGCCGTTCTTAAATATATTGATGAAGTGCTTATATACTTTACCGGTAATGAATTGTTTTACACCAGATGGATTGTCTGCTATTCTAATCTCAAGAACATCACCAACCTGTGGCTTCTCAGATATTAAATTACTTGTTACAGCAGCTGATGCTCCACCACCACCTGTGGTTCTGGTAACTTCTTTATGAGCCTTTGGCATTATGGAAACATAACCTGACTTATCAGTAGATTCTTTTACATCTTCAGGTTTCTTGGATTTAATCTCAACTTGAGGTTTTTCCTTTTTCTCTTTTTTCTCTTCCTCTTTTTTTAATTCAAAATCAAGTTCAAGTTCAAGTTGCTCAACATTACCATTTTCTACAACCTCTGTTTCAAGTTTATTTCTGACGATTGGTTCTACTAATGCAGGATCTGTTACCTCGATTTCCTCAGTATCATTTTTGAGTTTCATTGATTCAGGAATAGTACCTTTACCAATGCCGGTTAATTTCCATTTAAAAGGTGAATCTCCAAAAGAAACCATGTCATTATCATGGATATGTATTTCACCCCTTACAGGATACATTTTCTTAGATACTAATCTTTCACCTTTTGCTACAGCCTGTTTACTTCCATCATTGAAATTAACGGTATAGTTACCTTTGTTATCCTTGTTTACATTTCCTAATTTCCCTTCAGAAATAACATAACCACCATCAAAGTCGCTAAACTTTAGATGTTCATCTTTTATTCGCTGGGATTTCTTTGATTTCCATGTTTCGCGAGCAGTTGAAACTGTTTTTCCTTCGGTAGTTTCCTTAGTTTTAACCTCACTCTCAAGGGTAGGCGTTTCTTTTGGTTGGACTTTGTTTTCTGTGCCATATTTTTCTAATTTATCAATGAATGTATATAGTTCTGCTATCTGGGCCTCATTACCCTTTTCCTTATCGAGCCTATCAATTTCATCAAAGGCATCGTTATAAGCCTGGTCAATTTGTTTTTGACTTAATTTCTCACCATTGTCAATGGCTTCGTCAGCCTCAAGTACATTGATAGAAATTTCAGCTTTAAGTGTTTCCTTTTCAGGAATAGTTACCTTTTTCTTTGGGGTGACTTTTTCCTGTTTCTTAGTAAGTTCTTTTTCCTGTTCAGAAAGTAATTCAAGTTCTGTCTTTGAATCAGATATTTCTCCCTCAAGTTTCTTAACAATGCTTTCGCTTGGGTTTGGTAATCTATTTTGTTCTTCAAGTTTGTTTTCTAAATTGTGAATGTGTTCCTCTACAAGTGACTGCTCGCGATGATTATCTGAAATGACTTTTTGAGCTTTAACTTCTTCCTGTTTAGCAACATCATCTTCAATAATTTTATTACTTTCCTTATCCCTTAACTCAAGAGAATAGACATGATTAATAAGCTTCTGTTTCTTAGTAGCAATCAGTTCCTTTTTAGCTTTTTCAAGAATTTCAGGATTGTCTATTACTTTTGAAAACTCATAGTATTCTTTAGCACTTTCGTAATCTTCAATCTCTTCAGGAGTAAGCTCACTAATTTTCTTCTGAAGATTAACCTTTTCAAATTCGACAACAGGTAATGTAGCCTTTGCCTCTTCGATTCTGGCCTTATCCATCTTCTCATTCAGATCGACGAGCTGTTCATCAATATTCTTAATTGCAAGATCTATCAGTGCTGCTTTCTTACGCTCGGCTTTGGTCTTTAATTTAAGTACACTTTTATTTTGTAGTTGCTGTGCCTTTGTAGCTTCAAGAAATTCTATATTGGCTTTTACCTGAGAATGTTCATCTCTTATTTTTCTGCGTTTCAGTTCAGCTTCATAACCTTTTAGGGCTTCCTCAGCTTCTTTTATTTCTGATTTATTCTTACCTTTTTTAGCATCCTCAACCCATGCCTTAGCATCTTCATGAAGTATTGATAAGTTATCATCATCAAATTCTGCAGTATATCCTATAAATTCTTTACGCTGCTGTTTTTCATAGTCCTGAATATATTTCTTTACGAATTCATCAGCTTGTTTTTTCTCTTCTTTGGATAGTCCGAAATATGTTTTAGCAGATGCATCAGCCATCATTTCACCAAATTGTGCTGCACCTCTGAAAGCCATACCCATCATAAATGTATGAGCAAAAAAGTCAAAGCGTTCTGTACGATCACCAAATTGTTGTAACCATTGCTCTTCAAATTGTTTTGCAGTATCGCTATCTCTATATATCTGCCATGTTGATTGTAAGAATTCTTCACTACTCTCACCTATACCACCACCGATAGGTCTTGCTACTTTCTTAGCGAATCTTGCAGCAAGTTCCATAAACGGTCTAAGATTCTTTCCAAATACTTTAGAGAGCATTATAGGAATAACCATTACTCCACCTTCGCCAACTGTACCTAAGAATCCTGATAAGAAATCAGCTTCGTCAGCAATTAATTCATTACCAGAGAATATTATACCACCAGTTTCATATTGGAAACCTGTTTTGATTGCTTTTGCACCACCTCTAACTAAACTTTTGCCTGCCTTCTGACCAAACCTACCTAATTTAGTAGCTTTGGTTGCAGCAAAAGCACCTTTAGTTACTTTGCCTGTTTTAGCTATTTTATCTAAAGCTCTAAGAGGTTTAGATAGTCTTGCAAGTTTTGTGTATGCCATAGAACCAACCATCATAGGAAGCATAATAGCCATGGTCGGACCTGTTTTCTCACCTAACCAACCTGCAGTCCATCTATCAAATGAATCTCTGTCTTCAAGTACTTCTTGTGGAACTAAATTTACAGCATCTTTTAAACCTAGCTTTTCAATAGTTTGTGACAATGCTTCTGCTTCATTCTTAGTTGTTGTATGATCATCACCCATTGCTGTTGCTGGTAGAAAAGCTTTCATAGCTTCTTTAACTGTAACACCAAATCCTTTACCTACATTCTCTACAGCTTTTTCAATCCAATTACCTGTAAGAGCTTTTTCATCTGTATCAGCTAATCTGTCAGGAAGTTTATTTAAAGTCACTATAGGAGCTATTGAGCGTATTATTGGTGTTATTTCGGCTAGTCTTTCATATGCTTTTCTTGGTACGAAAATATCTGCAAAAATTGACATATAATTTCCAATAGCTGTTCCTGTATTTGTTTCTTCTAACAAATCTTGTTGCTCAGAAAGTAATGCTTGAAAATAGATATTAAGAGCTTCTTCTTCTGTTGCGTTTGCCGGAATAGCATCAAGCATAGAAACAATTTCATCACTATTATTATTGATAGCTTGTTTTGTAGCTTCTTTCTGATATTTATCAACATCACCTTTAGCTTTAAAGAATGCATCACTTAAACCTTGCTGTATTCTTATTTCATTTTCAAGCTCTTCAATCTTATCAGGATCTTCTTCATTGTCAATCTGTACTCTTAATTCTTTTATACGTTCTATACCATCATCATTAGAAGCTTTTAAATGTTTAGCTAATTCAAAACTTGTACGAGTCTTTTTTGTATTTAAATCATCAAGTTTCTTTTTGTGAGATTCTTTTTCTTCATCAGAAACATTTAGAGAATTTAAATCTTTTATTTGCTTATCTAATTCTTCTTCTTTTGTTTTTAATACCCATTCTTTATTCTGAGAAGAGCTTAAATATAAATCAGCTACATGAATTTCATTTTGTTTAAATGCAGCTTTAGAAGTATTAATAATATCTTTTTCCTGACCTGTTGGAACATATGTAGAATAATCTTTCTGTACTTTCTCGGTATATGATATTAATTTACCAGCATCTTTGTATTGTTCATCATATATTTCAAGAGCTTTTATTGCGTCATCAAGTTTCTGAATACTTTTTCCACCTCTTTCATCAGCATACATTGGTTTAGGCCTTTCTTTGCGTAATCTAATCAATAATAGATTTATCTGATCTATTTCATCTGTTAATATTTTTCGTTTAAACTGATAGTCTGAAACTCTTTTATCTTTTATTGTTTGGACAGGTTGATTTATTTTATCAGTATAAGCTTTTACAGCTTTCTTCCAAAAGTCTGGATTACTTTCTTCCCATTCTGAGATAGGTTTCCATTGTTGGGCTTTTGGGTGTTTGGCAATTACCTCACCGTCGTCATTTCTTCTAACATCAACTGGAGAGCCATTAATAGATATGGTTTCGTAGCCTTTCTTGTCTGGTTCTTTAGATTCCTCAGATACTTCAGATTCTTTAGGTTTCCAAGAACCTTCGCCGAACTTAAGAGCCTTTTCTTTATCATCACCAAAGCCGAATACCTCACCACGTTTCTTGGCTTCTTGATATGCACCATCATGGTCTTTTTTGTAATCGATCCAATCTTTAGGATCACGACTTCCAGTATTACCTTCTTTGGGAAATATAGTAGGAAATGAATACCATTTACCGTCATAGATTTCTGTGGCCATCTTATGACTTGACTCACTTGTTTTTCCATTTTCATCAATACCATTATCTCTTGTAAATGGTCTTTGCGATTGAGCCCTTTTAGATTCTTCTACTTTAGGTATAGATCTACTGTCACTTATTGAATCGGCATATGTGGGATATTTCTTGAGCCAAGCACCCACTAAGTCTTCGTCTGACTTGTCATCATAAGCACCGGTATATTTATTCCTTATTATTTCTGCGAATTCAGAAACTGAATACTTTTTTTTTTCGTCAGCCATGGCTATTGATTATTGTTATTGTGGAAAAAGATTACCAGGATCATTTGCATTACCAGTTGAACCAGTTGGATTGATAGGATCGTATTCTATACTTGATTTATTATATTCAGCTTGTTTCTTACTATCTGATAGTTGCATTGGTATCCAACCTTCAAATACTACTATTGAAGTAGCCACTTCTTTAGTATCTGCATCAGTTAAACCACTTTTCTGTTCTTTATATGGTATTCCATTTTTTGACATTTCATCTTTGACAGCATTAATATCTTCATCATTATACCATGTATTAGGTAATAGCAAATAAGTGGGATTTTCTTTAAGCTCAGTTTGAGATTTGACATCAGATGCTTTAATGTACATCTGAACTTTTGCATATTTATGACCATCTTTAAAAGTTTGCCATTCTCCCATATTTGTGTATCCATGATTTGTTATGAATACATTCATTCCTTCAGGTAAATTCAAACTTCCTGTAGTATTCATAGTTCCGTCAACATCTGCACCAAAGCGTACTTTCTGAGCATTTTGTAATTTTCTTATGTTACCGTCAATAGTTACTGGAATGAAGTTTCTAATACCGGGATCATGACCACCTTTGTTATGAACGATGTTTTTCATAAAAGGTGAATTTGGATCAGTTGTATTTTTTGTAAAATAAGGATCTTTAACGGCAGGAACTTTATTAGGTTTAGTTTGTTTACCTACACCTAAGTTTGCTTTCATTAGTGAACGTATCCATGCTTCAGGATCATTATTATATTCCTTCATTCCCGGAGCTCCTAAGCCTGCAAATTGAGTATCCACATCCTTCTGATTAGTATTGTAGAAGTTCTTTGACATTGTGCTTAACGTAGCAGGGTCGAATGAATAATAACCTCTTCCATCATCATCATAAGTTACAGTAGCTTGATTACCTTCCAAGTAAGAGTTTATTTGATTGGTAACAACGAATTCAGGTTTTGGAATATATGAGTAATGTTCTGTTATCTCCCCAGTCTGATTGTTGTACTTTTCCCATTCAGCAACTTCTTTTTCGAATTCATCATCATCTATTTTACCGCTATCATGATCTTTTACCATTTGGTCATAGTCATCAACAGCACTACGGTATCCTTCTTCACCGGGCATACTTATGACTTTTCTTTGTAGCTCATTTAGTCGTTTTATCTTTTCAGGACTTGTATGTAAGTCTGGTGACGTTTCAAGATCGCCTATTTCAGTAAGTAAGGGGTCTGAATATTCAGCTCTCTTTGCCTGGTATAATGTAGCATATTGTGGGGGAACATATGTTTCAGCCTGATCTCTGGCATCTTGTTTTATTTGCCAATTGCGATCCCAATTTATCTGTTCTTGCTTAAGATCATCATTTAACTTTTCGCGTTCTTCTCTATGTTGCTGTTCATCTTTATAACGCTTTTCAGATAACTGATCCTGATAAGTCTGTCTTTCCCTGTTATAGCGGGCATTGAAATCAACTTTATGTGCTGCGCCTCTTCCGAAGCCAAAATCTAAAAAAGCCATATCTTATATTATTATCCAAAGTTTTTATATTTCCATTCTTTATAGTCCGGGAAGTCATCACCACCAGCTTTTTTCGCTTGACGATAAGCCTCTATCGACATTTTGTATCCTTCAGGGGTTTGCATTGAAGGGTCTAATGATCCCATTACATTATGGATACCTGCACCTAACAATTCACCTGATGCAGCTTGACGTTCATTATACAAGCCCTGTTCACGACTCTTCTGAACAGCCATGTCACTCCATACGCGCCTATTATAAGTGCGTTGATTTATGCCCATGCTTGCTGCTTTTTCCAAATACGCAAGCTTAGTTCTATCTGATGTTATACCAGACTTTATATTCGCTTCATTTGCCTGTAATGATGCCATTACACTCGCCCTAAATCTTGTTGACGGATCACGGAATATTTTATTAGTAGTAGCTATTTGATTAGCTGTATTAGATTGGATAGATCTATTTGTTAATCGTTGTATTTTCGACGATTGCTCTTCGGAAAGTTTACGGAATATACTTTCGTATTTCGCTGCAGTTCTATCATCGGCAGGATCATTTACCTGTTCGAGAGGAGCTTTTTCTTTAGATGCTTTGTACATCTGATAAAGACTCATACCTGCTTGGAGTACTCCTAATGCTATTGCTGCTGCCATCTTTAATGTTGTTTTAAGTATTCAGTTATCATTTTTCTTAACCTAAGTTTACTATCAGTACTGCCGACTGTCAAGGTCACTAACATATATCGACCATCCATTCTGCCATAATCACCCTCTGGTATGCCGGCTCTCCATTCGTCAATAACAAATTCGTAATTTGTAGTATTTCCAGCTTCTTCAACAATATTTAGGAATACACCTGAATCAAAGTCGTACATGGTTTCATACTTAACAGTATCAAAGAACGTTCTTCCACCCCTGAAGATTGCAGACATAAATTTTTTCATTTCATCGTTTTGATGATTTACAATAAAACTTATCTGACATTGATAAGATTTACCGTATATGAGACCTGTATCCTGATTATGTAAGTAGATAAGTTCATAATCATTCTTTACAGAAAATAGTTCATTAAGTGTATTGCTATACAAGTCTGCAACAAATTCATGCTCACCATTGAATTTACCATTCTTAGTATTGATCGATATGGTTTTTGTAGCAGATCCTATTAAATCAATGAATGAGAACAGAACCACTTTTGCTTTTGGGTCATATCCTGATCTGATAACCATATTGTCACGATTAGGTAATGTATTCTGAAAATAAGAATCCATACCTTTTAAAACTGACTCAGGTTTCCATTGTCCATTAAATTCCATCATTAGCAATGTTTTCCTATAGAAGTCGAACCAGAACCAGTTAGCATCTGTTTCAATCAAGCTTAATTTATCTTGATTACCATATGTTTCATTTATGATATCATACCGTAAGAACTGATCACCGGTACCAAGTTGAATAGTGGCTTCTAATCCACCAGAAGTTAAAGCTCTTTCTCCAACAGGAATGTAACCTATTGCACTTTCCTGCCATACAAATAACCTTGATCCTTTTGCCCTAATATTGGTTATTAATCCATTATCTCCGGGAATATCTATTTTATTTAAAGCTGGAAAGTCTAAGAATTCATCTATTGCAAATCCAACCTGTTTTTTACTTGAATGACGTATTCTATTCAAGTAGATATTATTAGTGGATGCAAATGGAGCTAATCCGGGAAATTTTATTTTGTTATCATCAATAAATCCCTTTTCTGTATATTCATTACTTTCAAAGTAGTTAGGCTCTAAGGAGAAATATCTTGGAACAGTGTTACCTACTGTTTCAAATGGTTTGAATTTATTTGCACATATTGACGTACCATCTTTAACACCTATGTTATCAAGAGCTCCATTTCTTCCTATAACAGAAGAGGAATTGTATCTTGATTGTAATGGAACTATAACATAGTCACCAAATGATTTAACGGTAACATCTAATTCATCACCAACTTTTACATGCATTCCATCTGGTATAACGCGTGCTATTCCAAATAAATTTACATGAGTATCACCACCAAAGATTTGAATATCCTTAGCAATATAATTCTCTCCATATTTGATAGCTGCTTTGAAAGCCGCATCAACTTTTTGATAGTGTCCTGTAAAAATATATTCAGTTGTTCCTAAATTGTCATTAGTAGTATAAACGGATGATCCTCTTTTATGTTCGGTTACATAAACTGTTTCTGGTAATTTGTCGGTGCCATCTGATTCAAATCCAACAAACCATTGCCTATTGTAATCTATTTCTATAAGTGCCGATTTACATGCAGGATCTTGCCATATTAGTAACGGAAGACTGCCAGCTCCAATTTGTCTTACATTATCTCCCGGTGCATAGTTGAAAAAGTTATCCTCTTCGGTAGCAACATCAAAATCTTCTTTTGCAGAATCTATAATATCCAATGTTTTCAGGTCGACGCTTTCTGTATTATTTTCAGTTAAAACCAGTTCATTATAAGCCTTAAAACATCTTGTATAGAATTCTTTATTTGTTGCAGTTATTTCACCAAATGGAATTGTATCATATGGCTCACCTGTTTGTCTTATATATGAGTTATCCCTCTTTATATCACCACCATATTTTCTTACTAATTGCATAGTATCACCACCCTCAAACGTTTCTTTGTTCATTTGGATTTCAGGATTTGTATAGTAATACTTTTTTAATAGTGTTTCTATAAAAACATTTGATGTCCACAATGGCCTGATAAATGGTGTATTTCTTATGTTAAAATGTGAGCACCTGTAGAAATTGTTTCTTTCTAAGTATGATGATTGGGCAGTATCATAATAGTAATGCTTTAATTTATGTACAGGATCTATGAAGCCTTCGGACATAACACCTTTATCTCTTACAGCTCTTACAATACAGAAACCACTTATCTGATTAATTATATCAGTTAAGTCAACAGAAACAAGTAGTGAGTCTATATTAACATTGTATTGATATTTTTCTTCATCTGAAGATGGAGATAATCTTGTGTGTGGTCCGGATGTTAATAAATTAATTACAGAAGTAAAACTACCATCTTCATTAAACATATCTACACTTGTAGCATTCGTTAATGAACGATCTGGAACTTGATAATCTAAAACATGTCTGACAGGCAAGAATTTACCTGTAAGGCTTATTGGTAATACTCCTACCCGATAAATTTCTTTACCCCAGTATCCTGCAAATTGAGTAGCAAGTGTGCCCTTTGGTAATGGAGCATCATCCATTTCTATATACTTAAATATAGGTGTATTAGTATTATCAATGTATTCGCAGATCCTAATAACAGGTTTTGCTTTTGCAGGGAAACCAGGTGCTGATATGAATGTAGCTGATGTTGTTCCAAGAAATATATCTCCAACGATATAAGGAGTAGATTCATATGTCAGATCGAATTTCTTTACTTTATAATATTGACCTTTCAATATCTGTCCACTTGAAACATATCCTTCAGAATCATATCCATATATTCCGGAAAGTGGTTTATCATTATCATAATCAGTATGATTTAAAACATCTGCTGGAATTTCGTATATACACGTTCTGACTGGTTCTGTTATATTTGTATTGTCCATGCTGTTACCGATGCCTATGTCACCCTCTTCTTCAGTACCAGATACCGATTGAATATCTTTAATAATGTCGAGATCATTAACACTTAGCAGACTTATGGATTGTATTGCGTATTGTTCTAATGTTAAATATTCTCCTGTATATTGTATAATGTCAGCTGTTATTGTATTTGAATATTCACCTAATAACTCAGTGGGTCTTACTTTTGGAATTTCTACTTTTGAAAATATTACACCTGTGTCAACAACTTCATTCTTATACTTGAATGCAGCAAATTCAACATATTGGTATTTATCAAAAGGTATTCCATCAAGAGTAATGCGTAATCCACGTTCACTAAATTTATCGAGAGCTCCTTGTAAAAAGTTCCAATTCTTTATAGCTGGAAAGTCATCAGGATCTTCAGTCGTTCCATTCTGTGACATTATAGTGTACAATTCAGACAAAGGGGCCCAAGGGGTTACATTATCAAATTCAGTAAGGAATCTATATGTAAAGGCATAACTTGCACAATCAAGGGTTCCGTCTATAACTGACGCGCTTGTTATTTTGTCGAATAATAAGTTTGGATTCCAATCAAGTATTATTGGTTCAAAGTATTCTATAATACGAGTATCACCTACCATGCTAAATCCTGTGTATGTCCAATAGACAAAAGCATCACCAGCATAGTATGTAAAACCGTTATGTTCTACCTGACCAAATAATACAAGATATTTTTTTCCAGAAACATATGACATTCCAAAATTAATAGCAGGTATATTTAATGACTTAGGTTTTTGTACAGAATCTGACCAGTATATGCGTTCAGTTTCGCTATTCTCGTAATATGAATATCCTCTTATTGGATTAGATGTTGAGAAATTTAATTCTGAATTTGGCCTTACATATCCATATGTAAACAAATACACACCATTCAAAAGATATAGCCAACCTATTGATCCTAAATCATCATCTTCGTTAACAGACAATACTATAATCTTTTCACGAGCAGAAAACATTCCAATAGGTTTGTAATTAGAGGGATAATCTTCTACCTGAACATTACCAATTGCAGGAGACCAGATGAAATTCTTTTCACCAATACTGAATACATATCCATTCTTACTAAATCGGTATGTGCCTTTTGGCTGTTCGGAGAAATCATTATCGACATGCATTCCACCTTCAAATGTGTTTTCAGTTCTCATTAGTATATATTTGATGCTCCATTAAATGGATTCGATATCATATCACTTACTTCTAATTCTCTATTTTCTGAATAATTGTCATCCTCAGCTGAAGATAGTCGGGCCTGATTAACATACTCTGTTTTGAGAGTATTGATATAAGCAAGATCCATATGTGAAAGCTTACCTCTTTTAAACTTATTCCACTGTTCCTTCATGGCTATTTTACCCTTTAAGAAAGAAGCAATAGCCTCAATGTGATTTTCCGGAACTAATGGCAACCCGTCAACATCTGTCTTGTAGGTAAGCATCTTGACAGTTATCTGGGTATTTGTGAATGAACTTTGGAATACAATTTGATTATCCTGGACTGACCAGTTTAGTTTGTAACAGTTGTAATAGCTTTGATCGTCAAGTGTTGACCATTTCCATATGATCTGTTCACCCATATAGGTTGCAGGCGTTTCATTGTAAGATGGCGGGATACTATCGAATATCTGAGGTGTTTGATCTAAGACATCACCAATGATCATATCGTCTAACCTGTGAGCTGCTAATGGTAATGTGGCCTTCATATTAACTACATCAAGAAGATAGTAATTAGTTTCGTATGAATACAGGCTACCTATCCTATTTTCAGCATATTTGCCCCAACGCACGAGCGTAGGCTTCATTCTCAATACATCAGCTGAAGTTTCTTCACCTAATAAACTGAATGCGTTTCCGATTGATACTAATTTATTTATTGCCATTATACTGTTATTTTTCCTGTTTCTACCAACTTTCTATTCATCGCTTTTCTAAAGCAGTCTGCAGATTTAAACCTGCATTTATTATTGTCGAGAAATTCACTTTCCAATTTTAAAGAAAACACAAGACCTATGGTTTTTGGATTCATAACTCTTGTGTTTCTTCTTACTTCATTGTCCTTATAAAATTTAGGCGTGAATTTCAATTTATCACCCTCAATATTCTCTTTTATTATTTCAAACGTTCCAAATCTATGTATTCGCCAACGGTGTCCATTTAACAGAGCTTCTAACATATACTTTATATAGAGATAGATTACAGTTGAAAATACTTTTTTTTCTTCCCTATGCTTAATTACTTTCGTTATTTTATTGTTCTGATAATTTTCAATATTGTCGATTATTTCTTTTTTTCCTATCATCCACCACTTCTTATTGCTTGAAACTGATCTTTCGAATCATTAAAGATATCTGCTATGGTTTGTTTCTCAAGCATGAAATCTTTAGTAAGTATTTCCAGAATAATGCGTTCTGCCATATCAGGGGATATTGGATATTCCATATCGTTTGTAACATCAATAACTTGATTAGTCCTATAAAGCACTCCGTCACCAGAATATGTGTATGACGTATTAGCATTAAGCGTGTAGCCTTTTAAATAGATGTTTTCCTTACTACCGGTATCACATTTAACACTTCCCTGAGTAACGATATACTGAATACCATTTGCGAGATTATACAAAGGTTCAGGTGTAGTGTAAAACAATGATGCTTCTAAAGGATTCTGTATGAGTCCAAGGAATGATACTCTATCAACTACAGGATATGTATATGCAGTATTCTCTTCATAGAAATAATACTTGAATACATCCAGTCGTTCATCTTTATTCCGGATCAATTCGAATAGAAGATCTCTTTCAATGAAATACAAACGTTCCTGACGTTGCGCTGTGTATATATCAACTGGGGGCTCTTCATCACCAAGGTCAAGTATTGATGGCATTGTAAATTTACCAAAACGAATGGTGCCCCCTAATACGTTCGGATCATCAGCACTTGAAACACCATGAACATCAATTAACGGAATCCTTTGATAATACTTCTTAGAAATATTACCAGTCTCTTGATAATCGGCTTTTAAAAATAATGCCCAGTAGTTATTGATCTTGAAGATCAGGTGAGCATCATTTACACGAGTATCATCCGTCAAGGCGTTTAATAAATGCTTTAAGTCATATACAATTTTATCAATTTTCATATCAGTAGATTATAAACTTGTCCAGTCTATTTTTTTCCAATTTGCATCAGCTATGGTATTTGCAGCAGTTGCATAAAACAAACTTGTAGCATCGGCTAATACTTTCCTTACAGTTCCAACAGTTCCGTCAACACCTGCTACAGTATCTCCTAAAGTACCTTGACCAAATGCTCCATTACTCATATCAGTTGTAGTGGTTATAGCATCACCAGAAGTGCCCTTTATTTTTGCTGTCATAACAACAGTATCGGCAGCTCCATCAACGGCTGTAACCTCAGCGCTTCCATCGTTTGTTATTGCTAAAGCTATTGCAGTTACGGCATCAGCTGCTCCAATATCAGACCCACTTCCTAATGTACCTGCACCCCATGATCCATTGGCACATGTTTCTGTAGTAGTCCATGAGTTCGGACCAGTACCTTCTTCTATTGCAGTTACAACTACATTCCCTGTTCCATCTGCTCCATTAACTTCTTTTGATCCATCTCCTACAATTGCAGAAGTTAAAGCTGTAGCGGCCTCATTAGCCGTAGCATCTGAAGCTCCTGTTAATGTTACTTGAGCAAAAGAACCGTTTGCCATTACTTCAGTAGTTGCAACAGCGTTACCAAGCGATCCATCTAAAGCACCTGCGGCATCGGCATCAAAATCAACAGAACCTGTTCCGTCAGTAGATGTTATATCCAATGCTGAGTTTGCTGTGAAAGATGAATGTAAAGCTGCACTTGCTTCGTTTGCAGTTGCATCAGTTCCGCCTATTAGATATGCAGTACCAAATGAACCATTTGCCATAGTTCCGTCAGATATTATTGCATTACCAGGAGAACCATCAAGTACACCTGCAGCAGTTGCAGTAAATACTACAGTTGTACCACCACCTTGAGAGGCTGTGATTGCAAGAGCTGTACCATTTGTGAAAGCAGTTATCATTACTCCGTCAGCATTTGCAGCAGTACAATCAACACCTGCAGTTGTAGTTCCAAGAGTTCCGGCATCAAATATATTTGCACCATCTACCATTGTTTCAGTAGTTGCAGTTGCATCTCCTACAGTACCCCAAATTATTGAAGTAAGTACCGATGTAGTTCCACCAGTTTTCGCTGCAGTTACTAATGCATTTGCAGTCGTTCCAGTTCCGTATAATGTGCCTTCTCCAATTCCTGCATTTATAGCATAAGTGAAATTGTCAATACAGTCATCTACAGTTGATCCTATTTTTATTTCGTCAGCAGCACCAGTGAGGGTTGTTTTCCATGTATATGTTTGTGATCCTACAGTAATGGCTTCATTATTTGATGGTATTGCACCACCGAGAGTAAGAGTACCCTGAGAAGCTGTCATAAATGCTGATACATCAACAGCGATGTTTCCACCACTAACAGACCCATTAGCATCTATCTCATAAACTTCATTACCTATTCTGAAGAATTCTCCTTCAACAAATACACCTGTTAATGTAAGTGTTCCAACGGCTTGTGTTTTTGTACTACCAGATATATCAACTTCTATATTTCCATCACCATAACCGCCAACGCTGTTAAATTCATAGGTTTCGTCACCTATTGTTACAGTTTCACCGTCAATGACAGTTGAGGCAATTGTAAGTGTTCCGGTAGCCTGAACTTTAGTTCCAGCTGATATGTCCACTGCTACATCACCTGATATGGATGCATCGGTATCAAATTCATATACTCTACCATTAATTGTTACATCTTCTCCATCATCTACAGTACCTGCAAATGTTATCGTGCCTGTTGCGGCGGTTGCTCCTGCAGAAATGTCAATTCTTACATCACCAGAGAAACTTGCATCGGAAGATGCTGTATATGTTCTGCCATTGATTACTATTTCTTCATCTTCAAGCATATCACCAGATACTGTAAGTGTTCCTACAGATGCGACAGCATTAACTGGGGTTCCGGATTCTATTGCAAGGTTACTAAGTGTTTTACCTGATAGATCAAGTGATGCAGCTAATTTTTCTGCAGTAACGTTTGCGTTAAGTATTTTTGATGTTGTGACAGCATCAGTGCCTAATTTTGCAGCTGTTACTGCAAGATCAACAAGTTTTGCTGTGCTTACTGAAAGGTCTGCTATTCCTGAAGCAGTTACATTACCGTCATCATTCGTAATGTAAACCTTTGTTTCGCCAGCCTCATAAAACAGCTTTGTTCCTTCAACACCGAAGCGTATATTGCCAGTGTCGTTCATAAAGGTTACAAACGATTGTAATATGTTTGAGCCAAATTTGGGATTTCTGTTCATCGCTTTGTCTTTTAATTATTTATATTTATAAAAAAAGGGTAAGGCAATTTAATCCTTACCCTTTTAAGTTTCAATTAAATGATAATATTATGAGAATGTTATTCCCAGTCCAGCTTCCAAAGCGGTTTCAAAAGCGTCAACTTTTGTAGATCCTGCATCAATATTAACATAAAGAATCCACCAGTAAGGAGTATTCATTGCTGCATTACGCATGTTAGTATCAGAGGCATTGTAGTCAGTTTCAATTATGAAACAACGATAGGTAGTTCCAGCAAGAGGCGCAACATTATATTGTGCTTCTGCTTCTCCATCAACAAGTCCGTAACCACCGGGAAAGAAAGTAGGAACGTCTTGCAACATTCGTGTTCCAATTCCAAATGAGTATAGACCAGGCAATCCAGTTGCTACACCATCAGCAGTCAAAGTTGTAATTGTAGAGGCAAGACCTTCAACAATAGCAGTTGTGAATCCTTGTGTAACTTGAATTTCAGAAAGTTTTCTTTGACCGTTAGGACGTGGACCGTAATATCCTGCGTCATCAATGATCAGTAATCCTTCACCAGCTGTTAAAACTGCGTTGGTTGTCATTACTGCAGTTGATGTTCCACCTGTTAAGGTTTTTGCAGCAGCACTCCATGTTCCTGAAAGGTTACATAAGTAAATTACTCCAGTTGAATCAGCACCATCAATATCGTTAGTTGCCTGAACAACAGCAGCGATAATTGCAGTAGCACCTGAAGTTTCCTGTGTTACGGTTTCACCCACAACAGGAACGGCAGTTTTACCAAGTGTGTAAGCTACTGAAGATACAATATATGCAGTTGCATAAGCACCTCCGTAAGCATTGATCTTATTCTGCAAAGCGGTATATACATTTACTCTATCAGTTGCTGCATTGCCCGAAAGCACAGCGGCTGATGTAAATGCAAACCTGAAAGGACTTTGACGTTCACCTTCATGTTCTTTACCGTTCCACAACTCAATGCGATAACGTGTACTTGCTACAATAGTTTCTTGAGCTCTACCAATAAGTGTATGTTGCCTGACCTCAGCCTGAGCATTCATTTTGATCCCTTTTACGGGTACACCTTTAGGTATTGGGGAAATAATCTCAACAGGAGGCGTAACAGCTGCATCTAAGCAGACAATTGTTTGTCCCGGAAATGCGCCGTCAGCGGCGTCTACTTTAACGTTTGCACCTGCAGCTTCTGCTACATTTATGATGCCTTTTTTTACAACAATAGTTTCCATCGTATTAGATATTTGTTAATTGTTAGTTAATAATTATGACAAAGCTACATCAAGTAATTTCAAAAGGCAATTACTGATCATTATTGTGGATATCCTTTTCAAGCGATTTTTCGCGATTGTAGTTTTCTACATTTCCACTCAGGATAGCTGCTGCCTTGCGAGCTATCTCTTCATGTAGCATGTCAGGTAAATCTGTGTCAGTATAATCTTTAAACACAATGCCAGAGGTTAGTTTGATGTATTTAACAGGATCTACTGGTACTGTAAACTCTTCCTCTTCAGCAAGAGTTCCTGAACCAATAATTCCACCACCTACTGCATATAAATCGTAAGCACTGTCAACGTAAGCAATGATCTTTGTTTCTGACAAAATTTCAGTAACGGTATCACTTATTTCCGTACCAATGTTAACCTTTGCAGGTTTCATCAAGTAATAAGCATGTCCGGAAACTAATGATCCTGTATCTCCAAAAACAATTTTAACACCTTCAGATGACTCTATGCGATATACACGTTCAGGATATACAATTGATGGTCGTACAAATGGATCGATCTCCACTATGTTTAACTCATCATATGTCAAAGGAATGGTATTAATTACCTTGCCACTGATATCAACCCTCATGGCTAACAAGAGCCAATAGTCGGTTATCTGTGTCAAAGCAATAATATCACTGGCAACAGTTAAAGCTGGTGCCTCTTTAACAATACTGTATAATTCATCACGTAGTCGCTGGGCTGTCTGAAAAGCGTATTCTTTTTGTTTTTTTCGAATGTTATCATACCTGTCAAGCACAATATCATTAATAGCTGAATTGATAGCCTTATCAATTGCTTTCTTCTTAAATCTCGGACTCTTCTCAGAATCGAGAAAAAACATCGATTTATATTGTAGGGCAACTATATTCATGACATTATATTTAGAGTGTTAATTTACAAAATTCTTCTGATCAGTATCCAGTTCGTCTATACGAGCTTTCAGACTGCTCAGGGTAATCGTGTCTTCTTCGAGAAAACGTAGACTTTCAATGTCAGTGTGTCCGAGGAAAGTTCCTTTATAAGTAAATCCTTTATCCGCATCGAAAATGATTACACCGAGGGCTTTGCCGCTGCCAAAAATTTCACCGAGTTTACGATTTGGATCATCGTACCTATTCATGAATTCTTCTGGGTTTTCCATTGCAAATTTAGTCAGGTCATTCTTAATGCGTTTTTTATTTACTTCTGCAGGTAATGGAAGCGCAAGATACCTGTGGAAAGAAAGTATTTCCGGCCCTTTCATTTTAAATGCCTTTTGAATTGCATTTGAAACGGTCATGGCTTTACTTGCATCTTTTGCTGCTTCTACATCCTCATCATAAACATAGAATAACGGGTCTGTGCGTTGAAAAGGAGATCCTTGAACGTGCGGGTGCATCATCAATGTTATCCATTGTTTTGCTTCGTCCGGGTTCATTAGGTTGAAACTGTTAAATTCCTGGAGAAGAATCTTGCGCCACTTAACGTTGCCGTCAGGGTGCAATCCGAATGGGATACCGTAATAGATAGCCGTAGCATGGTCTTTACTCCATGATATAGTATCGCTAAGTTCTTTGTTCTTATCGATCTTTATAGCTTTCAATTCTATGGTCATTGCCATTCCTTTTTCTTTCCGATCTTTAATAATTTCCTGTCTGAACTTCTCAAAGTCACAAACTCTTACTTTTATATTTTCACCGTATTCGAGAAAAGGCATTTCTTCCCGTTGCTCGAATGTTATTAATGTCTGATTACCTTTTAACCTATTTTCCATGAGAGAGAGATTTTTATTGTTTTTTATATATATATATATTTAAGTAAACTAATGGGGATACCGTTAAGTACCCCCTTAGTAATTTCTATTAGGCAGTTTCAGGAGGACTTATAATACCATTAGATTTAGTACAGTAAATCACGAACATATTTTCCTTTAACATTTGGAATTCCTTAGCATCAACAGCTGTCATAGGTTTACCATCACCGGTCATTCCGTTTAGGTAGAAATATACCATATTACGGTTTACACCTTGACGACCACGAGTTCTGATCTCAACGTTAGGACGACCAGTTTCATTCCTTGACGCATCAACTAAGTAATAAGTATTTGACATAGCCAAACGACCGTTACTTAATCTACGTGGGAACTTCTCAGCATCATCCATCATTGGGTTCTCAACAAATACACATGTTTGACCATGTATGTTAAGAATTTGGAAATTCATACCAACACCTGGAGTAGCACCACCAACTGCAGAAGTCTGCTTAACAAACTGTGTAAGATTGTAATTGGTAATACCATGAGCCAAAGCCTTATTATGTACGTTCTCAATACCATCGGCACCAGTCACGAAATAAAACAAACGACCACCTGTATCATTGGCATGTTTCTTAACCTCTCTGATCAAGTCAGAAAAGTCATCCCATTCGGCTAATCCGTCAGTTCCAGAAGCTTCAACATCATTTGCACCTTTAACCTGCTCAACATAACCGTCACCGGCTGTAATTGGCATTCCAGTTTCAGGATCAATCATAGAAGGAGTACTAAGTAAGTTACCATTGGCATCTTTCATAGTAGATTTTCCCCACCATTTTTGATATTCATCTTCCATTAGGAATTGAGCACGAGCTTGCTGTTCTACCCAGTAGATCCAACCTTTACTCGATTCTTCACCCTTAGTAGTCATATACCATAAAACTCTTTCAGCGTTGGCATCACCTGTGATAGCAGCACCTTTACGTTGAATAGTCATGTGGTTAATATACTGGTTAGGATAATGAGCTCTTCCGTAACCCCTTAATGAACGCTCACCATGAGTGGTATAACCACCAAATAGAGTTTTCTTTCCGGGCTGTGGTGCAATCCAAGTACTCCATGCAAAAGTTTCGCCGGGGAAGGTTTGGAAAGTATAAATATAATAACCAGGAGCCTTACGAGGTTGTCCTTGTACACGAGCCATTTTTCCATTATAGAAAACAGCATTCATGTCAGGCTGTAGGTAATTATCAAGCATTTTCAATACAAAGAATCCACCTGCACTGGTTGTACCAGCTGTTGGTGTTCCTACAGGAGCAGTTCCTAATATCTCAGCGGCACGTTGAATTCTGCCCATGATATTATAACGCCATGCTTTACCATCAATCAACTCACCTTTCGGTACTTGTGGAATTCTGGTTTTATAAGCTTCAGTTGTACGAGGTACAGTAAACGCACCATTGGTAGCGCCTGCTGTGATAAAGGTCATCAGATAGCGTTTCTCGCCATAAGTGATCACTTTATCGTAACCTTTCGAGGGATCTAATGTATTCGCATTAGTAAGGTTCAAATGAGTCGTACACTCATCATTCCATGTTCCCTCAGTAATTTGTATTTTTCCCATTTTCTTGAGTTTAAAATATTAATAAATAATAAACTCCGGGCGATCAGCTATTCTATGCCAATAGAATCGTCATCCATATTCTCAAACAATGCAAGAGGATCTGTCGAAATACTTTGCTTCTGCTGTTCAATAGCGCTTTTGGCCTTTTCTTTAGGAGGCAAATTATGGATTTTACTTTTTTCTTTTTTCAATCCATCATTATACCCCTTACGAGAAGCATCTTTTGTTCCTTCATTGATTTTTTTGAGAATATCTGTTCCGTAAAGCATAAATAAGCGAGCGAGAACCTGTGCTTCTGCATTGTTATTCATCTTTGCTAACTTTCCGGCATCAATTTCTTTTTTGATATATGATTTAACTTTGTCTGGAAGTTTAACCCCCATAAAGGATTTCATTTCGTCAACATAGTCGGTCATTTCTTTATTTTCTTCTTTCTTGGCTTCTGCCAAAACAGTAGTGTCATCCTGCCTTTTAGAGATAATACTTTTAAATGTAGTCTCCCTTAAGTTAAGTAGTTTACTGTCAATATCCTTAACCTTGGCATCAAATGTTTCTGCCTCAATCATATCATTGATCTTGGCATCAGCATCTTCTTCAGATAACTTTTCAGACTCCATCAGGAATTCTTTTACCTTTTCCTCTGGCTTCATTATTATGTAATCATCAATTTCTTTTAATGGTCTAAGTAAGTCTTCCTTACTGCCTTTATTTACAAAGTAATTAATAACTTCTTTGGTATCATCTTCAAAACCATCAAGATTGAATTCAGTCTTTTTGGTTGCGGCTTCAATGGAAACTTTAACGGCTTCTTTAAATCCCTCAAGAGTATTTTCTTTAGGAACGATCTTTAAGTCATCTGGTAATTTGATAGTTTTAGAAACATCTTCCCAGTTGACAGTTTCAGCAGTTTTCTTAACATTGGTTTCTGTTTCCAGATCCTCTTCCAGCTTATCAGTATCGAACAGTTCAGGCTCTTTTTCTTTGTCCTTGTCATCAACAGTTTCCTTGTCTTTTTCTTTGTCCTTATCCTTTTCAGCATCAGGTAGGTCTTTGTCAATTTCTTCTTCAAGTTCCTTACCTGTTTTTTCCTGTTCAGCCTCAAATTCAGCAGCCTGATCTTTGGCCTTCTGTTCGCCATCCTTGTCATCTTTCTCAAGATCTTTGGCTTTGGCTTTTTCTTCGTCAATGGCAGGTTTCTTCTCACCGGGAGTTTCAACATTGTCTTCAACTTCTATTTGACCAAACGTGTCGGTCTCACCTGTGCCTTCATATCCAGTTTTCTTAGGATCGTTGAGGTCTTTGTTTTCATCAATTTCATTTCCATTTTCATTTTTCATGATAGAGAGTTTAATTTGAATCGTTATTAGATATAGATTCTTTATTTATAATTGTGTCAGATTTTACCTGATCAGATTTATCCTTTTGTTCAAGTTCAGTTCCTTTGGTACGTTCTTTACTATCAAGATCCATTTGTTTCAATTCCTTCTCATGAGCTTGACGATCTTCACGATCTTCCTGTGCTAATTGTTGCTGTCCTTGTATTTGTTGCTGTTGCTGTTCGCTTTGTGCCTGAAGTTCCTCACGTCTTACTTGAGTTATAGTTCCCCATGCAGCTTGAAGTACCCTGATACCATCATTAAGATTCTTAGTCATATCAAACTTAATAACATCTTGAGTCCTTAGATTTCCACTGTTAATCTCAACATCAAAGAACCTGGCTACCTTATCACGAATTTCCTTTTCCCTGCCACCATCAGTGAACTTAACATCAAAGTCATCGAACATAAAGTCCGAAGATGCTTTTATGAAATTTATTCCATTGTCGCCAAGTAATATCTTAGCACGATTGGAATCCAGATACTTTGCATTCAATTTCGTTTTCTCAACTAAATTAGAGAACAATCTATTCATAAACATTTGATGTCCGTAGAATATATCTCTGGTAATTGATCTTGATGCTTCAATGTTCTGCATTGTACCAGTAGCAGTCTGTGAGGTTGGACTTTGACCTTCCCTGCTTTCATTGATGCCGGTAATACGATCCATCGTATTCTCAACATCATTCTTTACTTTGAGAAGTATATCAAAACTCTGTGAAAGACCAAGATCTAATTCCTGTATAAGTTTGACTGCATTCTGAACATCGGTATTGCTAAAGTTACCTTCAGCACTTGAGTTGATAGTGATTACACCATTTTCAGTAATGTCAAAGAAAATGTTTTTCATTAGCTTATGCTTAGGCTTTACAGCTTCATCATAAACGAAAACTTTTCCTTTCATTTTCTTTATTTCACGCACCATCATATGCATGATAATATTGTTCACTTCAGAAAGTCCTGAGATTAGTCCCTGAAGACTCATACGAATACCATTGACTGTTCCGAAAAGGAAATTAACATAATCGTATTCAGCCCGGTATTTATTGCTGCTTGTTAATCTTTGGATTTGTGATTCAGTCCTTTCAACTTCAGTATAGATATCCTGATCAATTCTTATACCTTGCCATAGATCGTCATGGTAATCAACTTCAACTTTATACTTACCTGCCTTAACATCACGATCGACTTCTTTCTTATACTTCTTATCCTCAGTGTATTTTTTTGTAATGTCTCTGTAATAGTTGGGTTTGCCATCAACTTCAGTAACCTTAGTGTATTCAGCTTTCGTATTCTTCCATTGTAGAATATAAACCTCAACTGCAGGAATACCATTGATTGAACGGAAACCTTTGTTATCACCTCCATGATTACCAGAAGCCATTGCAAAACCTTCTTTTAATCTTTTGCGTTCCGGATCTGTTAATTTTGGAAACCGAGTAATAACATCTTTGACATACATCCACTTACGTTCACCTTTGAATGGAGATTCAAGAGCAAATGGATCGTCAGTCAGTTCCTGAAATACGGCATCTTCAGGAGCTATCATTCTTATGGTATCCTCACCATAAGCGTCTCTCTCAACAACTGCATGACATTCACTTCCAATTATAATATCCATGAAAGTGCTTTGGCCTTTTAGCTTTAAGTATCCTGATTCAATCTTTTCGTCAATGATATGCTGCATAACAATTTCGTTAGCAGTCTTCGGAAACATTTTGTTTTGCATGTCCGGATCATCTGGTTCAGGAATGTCAAGCCCCTCCATAGGATCTACGTCATGTTGCTTCTTTAATGCAGTGAGGAATTTTTTCATTTTAGCTGCGCCACGTAATTTGTTGGCGAACTTTATCCTTTTGTCAAGTATGTCTGGGTTTATTGATGTTACGGTTGGAGAGAATTCAATACCTAAGTACTCGCCCTTTAAGAGCTTTATTTTAGCATGCCCCAACTTGTAGTCGAGGAATTGGGTTGATATCTGTTTTCCGAATTTCTTCTCAAGTAGAACTTTAGTTTTCTTTTTAACAATGCCATTATAGGAATCATATAGGTCGTTTATGACTGTTTCCCTAACACCTGCATTGTTTTTATGGAATTGAATTATGGAATCAATGTATTCCATATTCTTATCCTTGGTCTTTTCAGATTCAACTGTCGCTATAGGTAATGACATTATTTTGTTCTTATTTAATACAAAAAAAACAAATTATGAGAAATATGTCAACTGTTAAAACATAGAACTGAAATCCTGATCAAGAGAATCATCATATTCTCCCTCCATTACGATCTCACCATTTACCAGTTTAAAATCACCTAAGCCCATCTCAATTTCATATGATTCTGCATCTCCAGTCTTCTCAGGTTTTTGTTTCATGTCGCTGATTCTCATGAGTGCCAGCCCGAGTGCATCAACATCATCCCAGTCAGTTCCGATGTTCTCATAGTCATAAGCAAGGAAGTTTTGTATAAGCACATTAAAGAAACATGTCATTATAGAATCTTCTACAAAACTTTGTAGTAAACCTAACATCCTTGGCTTAGAATATGTCGTCATTTTTGCACCATAGTCATGAACTAATTTTGAATCTTGTGATTCGAATGACTTAGGACGTGGTGATAAAAACTTTCTGCCGTTGTTTGCTTTGAAGTATCCAATGACAAGATCACTCTCTGCAGATATCATCATATTTTTTAGCAGGCCATAATAAACAGCAACCTTTAATCCAATATCCCAATGAAGTTCTTTTCTCGGTGGTCGCTTCATGTAATGGCAGATAACCGTTTTTTCATTATGTTCCTTTTCGGCATATTCAAATTCGTCGAATCTTCTGACAACAACAATTCCCCCCAGGGATTTACTTGTTAAAGTTAGATCTTCGTTATAACCATCGAAACCACCAATGTCAAGATTTTTATAATTCTTTTTAGGATGCAGGTATATATCTACAATCTCCCATTCCTTATCAGTTTTCTTTGCCGGTCTTGCTGTTACTTCAAGTGGTAACTGAATATTTCCTTTGTCATCTTTTACAAAGTCAAGTACATGCTCAGTCCATCTGCGTTCCTTAGAATCATTTTGGTATTGCTGATTATAAAGAAGATCGCTGTTGAAATTATTAAATCCTGAAGATGTAAATACTTCCTCAACTGTTAGTGGATATTTTTGGTTCCATTCGGCTAATGCTTTTTTGTTTGGATTCTTAGCTCTCTTTAAACGTTCAGTCTTGATTGAATCAGTAGCAGCTTTAACATCTTCACAACCTAATAGCTGTTCAGGTTTTAGATCTGGATATTGTGCGTCGAGTATTGGAGTCTTGGCTTCGCTTATTCCATCTTGGTTTACAGCTCCACGATAATATGGAAAATAGTAACGAGCACCACTGATAAAGAATTTTACTAATCCGTATGATTCAGCCTCATGCCAGAATTGTTTGAACGGACCTGATCCTTTAAGCATGTTACCACCTGTGCCGTAGAACCAGAACGTACCCTTTGTTTGTTCACCAATTTCAAGCGCTGGACGTATAGACTCATATGCCGGTCTTGAGTTCTCAAATTCGCCCATCTCTTCAAAAATACAATCATGGAAAAACTCACCTTCAAGTTTTGATGCTTTGTCCTGTAAAGTTTTGAAAAGACCAATTGCATTAATTACATCTTCATATTGATTGTTGATCATTTCCTCATAACCCACAACTATCTCTTCGCTATTTCTGCGAATGTGATTCAAGGCAAGTTCCGGAGGAACGTTATTGTACGACATATATAACTTGGCACGGAAACCATTTACATAGCGTTCAAGACCACCAGCTACAGCCATTCGGTAATCCTCAATAAAGCGCATGCCATAAGCGGCCAGTGCATTACCAAATAAAGAAAGACCCTTTCTACGGGCCTTTGGTATGATCGCTCCTACAAGAGTGTCATCTGCTTTAATCTCTTCACGAATGGTAAATAAGGATTGGTGAACGTCAAGAAAGTGAGGGTATATCGTTCCATGTAATCCTTTAATCGAATTGAAATTCAGGTAGTGATAATATGGCCCGGGTATATGTATGCCACCAGTATCGTATCCATTGAAACAATAATATATTTGCTCAAGCCAGAAATCTTCCCATGCTTTAGTTCCTGCACATTTTGGATTCGATATAGAATCCGCCCAGTAAGGAATTCTGCCAGCTACAGGAGAGGGATTAAACCCACCCTGTTTAATTATGGGAGTATAGATATACTCTGTCCTGTCAAGATTAAGCATCAGCTTCTTCCTTTAATCTCATTACTTCAGCCATTTTTATATTGTACTGTTCGCGATTACGCATGAACATTTCAATATAACTGAGCTTCTTACTGGATTTAAGTTTTATAGCTTCCTGCTTTATATCAATTTTTATATCAAGTTCATCGAGCCTGGCTTTTAAAATATCCTGAGAACGTAATATCAAATTAATCTTACTTGTATCTGTTTCGATAATCAGATTATGATCTAAGGTTTTTAATTTACTGAGCAATGCATCACGCATCTCATAATCTATATCGTAAATCAATCCTTTGTATTCGTCGATCGCCAATTGCATGTTGGCAAATTCTTCCGGGACAAATTCCTGATCACCCCAAATTTTTCTTTTAGAAAGTCGTTTCCGATCCTCAAGTGGATATCTACGCCATGGACTATCTAAATAATCATAAGCTAAGATTATATAGAGCACCTGTTCTTCTGTAAGTTTGGAAAGTTCTGTGCAGAGTTTAACTGCTTCTGAGGAAAGAATAACCGTATGGCTATTGTTGACTGTAAATATACCGGGCATAATAGAGAGAGATTTTCAACAAAGAAAGCATAAACCAATTCTTGTGTCAAAAAAAAACCCCTACCGAGTGGTAGAGGTTCCGATGTTTAACATTTAACCAAATGCTGTTTAGTGTGTGAAACATTGCAAAAGTACTAAAAATCTTCAGTTCCCGACGTTTCGACAACTTTTATCTTCTTTTCACTCTTGAATGGATACTTTTTATTAAACGCATTTAGTATAGCGATCGCTTCAAGTTTCAAGTACGGCATGGGTATAGTAGTAATAGTGTAGTCGTTTAGACCAGGCAATATATGCTCTTCGACAAATGTTAAACTGATTCGCCCAATCTTATGAGTTGGAAACATATCTTCCAATAGTACACCGTAAATACTCTCGGCAAGAGCATAGTTATTATAATTACAATCTTCAAGGTGAGATACAGGATCTAACATGAATCGGTTGTAATGTTTTAGTTTGCCTGATTTTTTATCAAGGCTCGTAGAGTCAAAGACAATTCCTTTTTCAACATTGGTCTTAAAGTCATCAATATCAATAATAGATTTATCTGAGCGTTGCCTTACAAGTGGCAAGTCGGGTGTTCCAGCCACTCCCCATTTCATAGAGTATGCAATGAACTCAGGAAATGTTTTGTGGTAGTGACCGAATAAGCCATTAAGAGCAACTACTAATTTGCCATAGACAGGATCAACTTCCTGACCAAGCATTATCTTTTCACAGATGTCATGAATAGTAGTTCCGTATCCACCAGCATCGTCACGCTTCTTTTCCCATTGAGCTTTTACAATCTTCTGTCTTTCCAAGATTGCTTGATCACTGGGTTGTGGATCACCTTTCTGCCATGTAGGACTTATCTCAAGTCGTAATTCTTTTTGAGCAACAAACCAACTTATCTTTTCTGCATCAAAGGGTTCAATGAACTCTCTATATACACGAGAAACCGATCTCAATAGGAGACCAGTTTCTACATGGGTGTAAGTATGCTTTATTGGTTCAAAAACAATATCTTTAGTTCTGGCTATCATTACAGCTCAACCTTTTTGTCGCTTTCTAAATCCTTTTCTTCAGGTTCAGGAGCAACACTGTCATCTGTTTTTTCTGTAGTACCGGTATCCTGAACTTTCTCGTCAGTCTTATGTTCGAGATCTTCCTGCAATACAAGATGGCCTTTTTCCTCAAGGTGTTTAATCATTAACTCGTCAATCTGACCTTCATCAAGATCATTAAGGCGTTCAAGCAATTCCTCTTTGCCCTCCCATAGTTTCAGCATGTACTGTGTAGAATTCATCTTACGGATATTATCCTCAAAAATCCAAGCTGTTGTAAGGTCGAATATATGATTCATACCTTTATTAACTTTGGTATAATCACTGTATCCTGTATTTATTGTAATTCCCTTAACTTCGATTTTAACTACAAGATGCCATTCATTAATGAAGATGCCTTTTATATCAAACTTGTTATTGACGCGAGCTATTGTTTCAACTTTAGTTTTCTGCATCAGTGATACAAGTTTGTAATAATTTTCATCATTATCACCTGTATCAACTATTTCACCTTTGCTAAGGAACTTATCGTATTCCTTAATCCAATGTCCTGATAGATGCAGCATGTAGCGTTTCATGCGTTGGATCAAATTCTTGATCTCGTCTGGTACCGGTAATGGATATGTTACTTTTGCCGAGGTTTTAATCTCAACGTTCTGTTTGAATACTGGGCTGTCAGCCACATATTCAACGCCTCTCATTCCATCGTTGAGAAGTTTAATACTTACGATTCTAATTTTTTTGCCCATGGTATAAAGTTTATTTTAAATTTAAGATCCTGGTTTAATTTTGTGAACTTGTTATAGTCCTCTACACTTTCGAAAATATATATTGTTCCGGAGAATACTCTTCCGATTTCACACCACCATATAACAGGGCCAATGCTACTACATGACATTGCCTGATTCTCAAATTTCTCAATTGAGCGCGGGGTAAACTCGGTAGCGTATTTTTGGATTGATACTCGAAATGCATTCTGATCGATTATTTCATCGACACTAAACATTCTATTCATACACTATTACTATTGTTTGGTTAAAAATAAAAATAATCACATCGTTTCACTTATTGGCTACAAATATAAAGTAATTATCTTAGAAGTCAGCATCGACATCCTTATTTTCTGATATTTGTTTTGGATTCAGTATCTCGTCATATCCTTTCTCAAATGAGCCTGCCAGTTGCTGTAGCTTCATTATTCTTTTCTTAAGTGAGGTTACATAAGCGTCAACCTCTTCAACCTTGGTAGAAATGTAATAACCTTTCTTTCCCGCAAGTAATCCTTTAATTAATCTATTCAATCTGATCAAATTAATTATTCTTCTTACATCAGTATCTTCAAGAGAAATATTATACCAGTCGGATATGTAGCATTTAAGTTCTATATTCTTAACTTCATTTTCTTTTCCAACAGCATTTTCTTTCAGATATTCAACTATCGGTTGTATCGCAATTTGTTTTACTTTACTTAACATTCTTATCAGGTTTAAAAAACAGCCCGTTGATCAATCATGACAACCAACGGACTGTAGTATTAATAACAAACAAAAAAGAAAATAATTATCGCTGATTACTCAACAATCAACCAATCCTCTGCCAATGCATCCGATCCACTCGGTGCCCACATCGCCACATCCTTCTGTGCTGTGTACAATTGGAAATAGGGCCTGTAATACAAAACAGTTCCTTCCGGAAGATTATGCGCTTTCTGTGTCACTTCATTCACAGTAACGCCATCTGGATACCCTGGCATTATAACAGCATACATATCCCTGCCGTTCCAACCAGCTCTCGCAACTTTCTTACCACCCTTTATAGCAGCACCAGCATAAAATTCACCATAACCAGTTTTTGTAAATCTAACATCACAGTTGTCAATATCCTCATATCTTATTACTGTGTTTTCTTCTACTTGTTTTGTTTTAGAAGGCTTCATTCCCATCCATAACATAAATCTTTCGTAAATCTCTTTATCAGTCATTTTAATTAAGTTTTTTGCTTTAAATCCGCACAACACATAACAACGTGTATAGCAAATAGCCTATTAATATTTAGTTTTTAATTCGTTGGCTTGGGCTACTTGCCATACACAAACCGTTAGGCGTAATGCCTCCCAAGTCCACGCTCAAACAATATTTTCTTACTACCTTTTATAACCTTAAAGCCTCTTGCTGTTAAACAAAATAATGCATCAATTTCATCATGATACCATACGTTTCCCATTTTACTCTCCGTTAAAGTCATAAAAGGGACATTCAGTACATTAATAACTACATCCGTGTATTGGTATTCATTCATTTCCTCCTGCTCAAGGCACATACGCCTAACAACAGGTATATTGCATTGCTGCTTACTGCCATTAAATAGGTTTTTAATAAACTGTATCATTTGCTATATTTTTAAAATTTGTATTATAATTACGCAACGACAACATACCAACACCGTTATGCCCCATTTAGTATCTGCCCCCTATTGTACGGGGCAAAGATTTTACTATCTTTTGCACCTCATCACTACTTAGCTCTATTTTTACACCATCTTTTTCAATAATCATATTAAGCCCCTTTGCCCAATGGCAATATCCTATTTTATCTGTTTTGTATACCGAGTAGGTGAAAACCTTAAAACGGGGCATAACAATACTTATATTTAATGCCTCATTTTGTGGTAATTTATTAGTTCCTTTTTTCATTTCTAAAGTGTTTAAGTTTATAAAAATTTCGTTTCTTTTTGTCGGCACTAAACATAGTCAAACCGTTACCCATACAACTCCCTCAACTTCTCCACCCTCTCATTATTAGCCTTTACAGCAAGCCTATCCTTCTCCTTCTGAGCCTTAGCCATCATAGTATGCAATAACTCCTCATAAGCATCAGTAGCCGCATCCTTACCATTAAAACTTACACACAAACCATTTACAATAATCATTACAGGTTTTATATAAGCCAATCCAAAAATATTATTCTCGTCAATATGATGAGAACTGCCAGCACTATCAATATACGTTTTCATAAATTAAAATTTTAAATTCTAAAAGAAAAATAATCACTACAAATATACAACTTATAAGCGAATCCATAATAAGGCACGTAAACGTGAAACCAAAAAAAATTTAATTTTAGAAAACTTCGAGAGGGTCATATACGGGTTTTTCAACTTTTCTTTTTGGATCGGGGTAGGGGGGCTTGTTTTGTGTAGCTAAGACTTTTTATTTTTTTAATTAACTAATTTAATCTTACAGACATGAGACACATTAAGCAGATGACTTATCAAGAGTTAAACAACAAGATCAATGAAGTACAAGAGGAAATGTATAAGGTGCACGGTAAGGACACTATACGTTGGAATGAATTGTACTACTTGCATGATGCACTTACTACTGAGGCCAGCAACAGAGCCAAGGCCATAGGTGTAGGTACAACAGGTGTGAGTGTAGGTGTACGTATGTAGTAGTAGGCACGCTAACGCGTGCTTATTTTTCTTATTAACCAATACATATGCTACCATGAGTACAGAAGAGACATACCATTGCATTAGTGATGCAGAGTACATAGTACACTTAATGGATGACGGTCATACCCGTGCAGATGCTGAGGCTATAGCTGAGGCACAAGCACAGGAACACTATGAACACATTCAGAATAACCCTTTACCAATAGCTCCCCAGTAGGGAGTTATTTTTCTTTTTAACTATTAACAAACACTATTATCATGAAAAATCATCGTGCAAAAGCTTTACTGCTTGCAATATCAGTTGTTGGATTATTACTCATTGGAGTATTTAATTGTACCGGTCAGACCTTCTCGGAGGCACAACCATTTAAAACTGACCTGAACATCGCCATTGACATCGGCGAAACAATAGATGTTGAGGGAACAGTGTTTCCTGTATTCGAAACTAAGAGTGGCGCTAACTTCGTGAAGTGCATCAGTGCCAAGAGTGGCAATGAATACCCCGTTTGGATTCACGAGCAGACAGAACACGAGTACAAAGGTTTCATTGTTCACAAAAGTCCAAAGGGCAAGTACTGTTATTATAAACTTAATAAGACAGGTTATCCCATGGCAGTATGGTTAAGTATGAATTAGTTTGAGTGGCTCTTGCAGATCATCGCAAGAGTTATTTTTCTTTTTAACTTAAACTATACGCTTTATGAATTATGCAGATGTTATTGAATTACGTGACAAGAACATTGATGATCAGGTTAAGCTTGATGAAACAAAACCAAAGGTTGCATGTCACAAACTTAAGAGGTACTGGTCAGAGCTTGACCTACAATACCTCTTTTACGCTATGGCAATCCAAACACAGAAGATCAGAGAGATCGCTGAATATGCTAAAGCCAGTGGTACTGACATTAGCTATGTAATGGACAAAGAAATGGATGAGGCTCGTGCCATGAAGAGTGATATCCGTGAGGCTATCACATGGAAAGAGGAATACCTCATGCTTTGTGAACGTGGTAAAAGAATTGATAACACACTACTTTGTTTCTCACCAGAAGATATTATCATATACAAAAAGAGTGTTGCAAAGAGTAAACTGAATGATGCAATCGAGGAATTAGAAGATTGGTTGTAAGATACAGAGGATGCTGGTTCAAATAATAAATCCTCGGATGACAAAACCAGTAAACAATAAAAGGATCACATTATGTGGCTCTTTGTTTTTACCACTTCACGTTTACTATGTCAGAAATGTAACCCTCGCGTGCGCGTGTACGCGTGTGCGTGCGCACAGCTATTTCTTAGTATAATATATATATATATAATAATAATAATAATATTCTTAATAAAATAAATAACACGTTAACGCTCGGTTAAGTGAGAGGACATCCCCAACACTCTTTTCGAGTACCTCATTCACATTATGTGTCATTTCATTTTGTTCCACATTTATAGTAGTCAGCTTTTATTATTTTTCTTTTTAGTTTTTTATTAATAACAAACACATTTATAAAATGGATTTTATTAAACATGTTAGTGCACCATCAGAAAACAATTTTGACGACAAAGGTGTAAGTCGTCTTCCAGTAGGAACTCATTCAGTAAAGGTACATGAAGTGTACATCATTGATGACCGTAAGTCTGGTTTGAAAAACCCAATTGAGAAGAAGAATCTTCCTGAATGGTTGGATGCCACTCCACAAATGGCTGTTGTGTTTCACAATAAGCAAGGCGTTGCAGTACGCAGATTTAACGGTAAAGGGTTTGTTCGTTTTGACGAATTGGCTAAGAAAGACCGTAAGTCATATGATGAACTCGGTAGTGAGGGATATGCAGTAGACAAAGTAACCAAGATGCGTCTTGAGGATACTGACCGTTCTGCAAGTTGTGCCAACATCGTTAATCAATTCTTTGAGGCATGTGCTTTGCCAGAGGGTAGTGGTTATCGTGACTTAGTAAGTTGCGAGCTTAACATTATCATAGAGGCAGAAGAGTTTGACGGTAAGACTTCCGATAAGGTAACTGGTTTCAGAGTATTGAAACAAGTTGCAGTAAAGCAAGAAACATATTAGTATTGCTAATAAAGCATAGCCCGCGCGAGCGGGTATGTTTTTTGTCGCCCTTTCTTAACTATGGCAGACATTCACTAAACTTAATAAATATGACAAACACCAAAGGGAACGTAATCGTTGAAGAGATTAAAGTAGGCGATATACATTATGAGTAAGAACACTGGCTATGTAGCCATGACCGAATTACAGTATGAACAGTTAAAAGAAGAGTAATCATGGAAAACACATTTAATTTAATCGACAACTTCCATCAGTATTGGTGGATACTTCTCGTTATTGGCATATTCCTATTCTGGGTATTAATTGAATATCTATGGAAGCTAGCCAAGAAACATTCATTTAAAGAATGTCCTCGTTGTGAGACACAATTGCTTGCACGTAAAGTTTACCACGACCATTGTGATCTATGCTTTGATACCAGCGCAGAACAGCTGAAACAAATATATGGTGATGATATGGTAGTACACGACACCGGTTATGAACACTAACCTTTAAAAGTCTTCCCCTGGATCTATCTTGCTGGAAATATCAAAACCAGCAGGTAGATCTTGTTTTTTCTTTGGAACTGGTGCTTCAGTGTATTTCTCGATAAGATATTTATTGTTTAATGCAATAACATTTACCTTGTCATAAATGAAGTTAGGATTGATAAAGAACTGATCATCGTACTTAGTCCTTGCTAGTAGCTGTGCTTCGATAAGCTCATTAAATCCTGCATATATTGGCCCAAGAGAGTTATAACCTGTATTCTCTTTGAGCTTATCCATATCAATAACGGTTATATCATCAGTGAGTTTGCTGTACATTACAATATACCTAAGCACAGCTTTGGCTTTGTTAGATAGCTTGAGAGCTGTTGTTATATATTTTACAAACGCTTCATAAATATCTATGGCAGGGATATCATGTACAATATCTATTTCCTTACCATCCACGTTGATAAGTTTAGTATCCTTAGTCAGATATATCTCATTTGATTTGGTCAAAGGATTGAATTCATACTTCTCTTTGTAGCGCAGTGTCGTTGACGGTTTCATGTTTAGTATTTTAATTTGAAGCAAATATACTTATTTTACTATCTAACTTCAATTATTTAAACTAATTTTACACTCACTTAATAACAATACCAAATATGAAACTATTCAGAATTATTTTTGATGAAGTAAGAGATGTTGCATTATTTAGAGGCGACTTCCTTGACAAAATGTTTTCAGCACTGATGTATTTCATGCTGCTTTGTTTTGTTGTAATGTTCGCACTATACCACATAATGTTATGAAAGACGAACAATTTAAGAAGCTTGTAAAAGCTATGCGTGATGCTCAGAAAGAGTATTTCAGGACAAGAGATAAATTTATCATTCTTCCAATAGCTAAGGAATTAGAAGCAAAGGTTGATAAAGAGTTATCAGGACAAACAGATATGTTCACTAATGAAGAATAAGATGACAGGTCAAGAACTACAGGAAATGATTGCTGATGGTCGCATCGTAATCATTAAAGGCAGGTTAGTGTCTAAGGAGAGCCCCATGCTCGACTATGGCCCTAAATCGAATTTGAAGATCAACGTAGATCCTACACCATTGGAACCAGTTAAATTCAATCCAAATAAGATGAAGAAAGGTAATGCCAGAGTAAGAAATGCAACCAAAGTCGAGGTTAATAAGATCAAGTTTGATTCAAAGCTTGAGGCATACATGTATAAGCTATTTAAGGCTAAAAACATCAAAATGGAGCTACAGTATGTAATTACACTTCAGCCTTCATTTAAGCGAGACGGTAAGACCATCCGAGCCATTAAATGGGTAGCTGACTTCTATCTCCCGGACCACAACATGATTGTTGATACCAAAGGCTGGGGAACAGAAATATTCAAGATGAAGCTCAAAATGTTCAAGCATATGCAGTACAAAGGAGGTTACAGCCATATTAAGAAGCTTGAATTTCCTAAGAATAAAAACGAATGCATGATATTATCGGTTATCATAAAATGATTATTTCTATTTTTAACCAATATTTACGACCATGTTATTTGAAGACCCCAATCAAAAGAATAGGTTTATCAATATCTTTTCAAGAAAGCTGGTAACTGTAACTAAACGATATGCTCGTACCATTAACAACACAGCCATATCGTATATAGAATACACGAAAGATATACCTACAATGATAACTGATAAGATTGATAACAAAGAGAAAGAACTGGCTGAATTTTGTAAAGAGGAAGATGATTTCGATAGAACTTACATATCATTGAGCGAATTCAATAGGAAGAACAATACAAGATTAGTTTAGTGAATAAATTAAAGTATCGCATTGTCTGTGAAGCTGTGCGTGCCGTTTTTTGGTAACATTTTGGATCGGCTCATAATACTTTGATTGAGAGATAGCAGGCCCCAACCTTATGGTAGCAGTAAGTACAAAAGGCTTGCTATTCTCTTGGTTGTAAGCAATGATTATTTTTATTCTTGTTGATAATTATTACAAAGGGAGCTGTAAAGATCAATGATGCCTTCATGAAATTTACGGGATAAAACGACCCGTATTAGCCCAATGTCAAATCCCTGACAGGTTAGCTTCGGTTGATCTCGCTGTTGATCTTTTGAAGGGTAGCTTCCTTTTTAACCTCTAAATATGAAATTATGAGTGAAATCAAAATTGTTAAAAGATTACTGAAAAGTAAGAAAACAGAGTTGCAAAGATTACTGCCACTCAAACGCACCAGTGATGTTAAGTCAAGAATTAACTACATTCGCGGACGTATTAAAACTGCACATGCATGGATAATCAGAAAGGAGTCAGCACATGAGTAAAGCAGACATAGCATTCATTGAACAGAAACTTGTACCATTACCTGCAAGGCTTACAGAGCTTAAGAAACTCAAGAAAACTGTTGATGTAAGACTTCAAATAACAAATTTAATTGCACGTATCCAAAGGCTCAAGCGTTGGATTAAAGAACTAAAAGAAGATGAACTTAAAAAAGCTTAACAAATGCTTACCTGACGTTGAATGTCAGAAGGACTGTAACGTGTGTTGCAGTCCTGTTTATATGCTTCCGAGTGAGGCTAAAGCAATGGGTTTACCTGAAGGTAGACTGTACACCAACTGGAATGACAAATATGAATGTGAATTCATGACTGATGAGGGCTGTTCACAGTATGAGAACAGACCATTTATTTGTAGATTCTTTGGTAGTTCTGATCATGGCATGTTCTCATGTAACCGGGTAAAAGGTGAGTTAATTACCGAAGAGCAGGCAATGAAATACTTGCAGTTATATACTCAGATCATTTCTGATAGTAATAACTCAGCCAACATGAAAGTAATTGAGGCTATGCACTATCATGACAGTATTATGACGATGCAAGGAATTAACTTGGAACGACTCCGACCAGGAGAGAAACCGAAGAAGTATGTTATGGAAATTAAAACTAAGCTTGGCAATTAGCCAGGCTTTTTTCTTTTGAGATTATTTTTTTTATTAACTAAACTATTTATTATGGAAACCAGAATATGTAAGCAATGTGGTGATGAATTGCCATTAACTAAGAAAAACTTCAAACCAGTTAAATGCAAAGGATATGATAGAGTCTATTTTACTTATGCTTGTAAAAAATGTATAGCTAAAGCAAATAGAGTCCGAAATGCAAAGAAACAAAAGGAATACAGAAAAGAAAGAATGAAAACTGACAGTACATATAAAAGAAAAGTTATTATAATGGAGCTTAGAAAATCAGATCCTGAAAAAGCTGACTTAATGATAAAGGAAAACGATAAAATAAGACGAGATAAATATTATAAAAAGTATCCTGAAAAGATTGTTGAAATAAGACGTAAATATGAAAAGAACAATAGGGATAGTATAAATGAGAGATTAAGAAATGACCGAAAGACCAATCCTCAAAAATGGAAAGTTAGGAATAAAAAGAAAGATGATAAACGAACCAAAGAATTACCTGATCATTATATCATAAAAAGTATTAAAAGATATAATAATGGATTGGAATCTTTAGATATTCCTAAAGAATTAATTGAACAGAAAAGATTAACAATACTTATAAAACGTGAACTTAAAACTATGCAATCATGAACATGGAAAGAGATTTAACAAAGATTAAGGCAGACTCATCAGAGAATCTAACCAAGATGCTTACGGGTGCTTTACTTGATGTAAGGCGCGGAGAAATGAGTTTCGAAATGGCAAAAGGGATTACTCTTATTGCCGACAAAATTAACAAGAACAATTTCAATGCTTTGGAATACAAAAAGATTACAAGACATACCAAAGAAATTGAATTCTTTAACATTGATGACACTAAGTAGGGCTAACGCTCTACTTATTTTTTTTATTAACTAAACTATTTATTATGAAAACTTATAAATCAAATACACCACAGTACAGATTAGTTAAAGAACCAACAAATATTAAAAAAGTAAAAATTACTAAGTCAGGAGATATTGATGAATATGCAAGGCAGTTCTATCATGATGATATTGCTATCTATGAGAGTTTCTTTACCGTATTCCTTAACAGTGCTAACAATACTATTGGTTGGGTTAAGATAAGTCAAGGAGGTCTCATGGGCACAGTCGTTGATGAAAGATTAATAACTAAATATGCTATTGAATCATTATGTGTAGCAGTTATACTATGTCATAACCATCCATCGGGAAGAATGAAACCCAGTGATCAAGACATAAGAATAACTAATAATATTAAGAAAGCATTAAACTATTTTAGCATTAGGTTGCTTGACCATATAATACTCTCATCAGAGAATTATAAATATTATTCATTTGCAGATGAAGGATTAATTCACTAAAAAAGCATAGCTATGAACGACTATAATAAAACTCCGGAAGGACTTAAAGAAGTACCACTGGACGAGTGGACTCAAGGGATGCTTCATTACTGTATAAAGATCTCCGAAACAAGACAGGTATGTGATGGAAAGAACTTCAACTTAAGAATGTTTGATGTACCAAACTTTGATGATAAGAAACTTGGTTATGCCATTATGGATGACTGGTTTGATAATGATACTCAAAAGAACAGACCTAAACGAATAACAAGGTTCTGTAGATATGGCTTAGACGAAGACTGGAAGATATTTCATGGTAAATTTGCAGCTCAATTTGCTGGCGATAATTCATAAACAATTAAATCATGGAAAAAGAAAAAACGATTACAGATTACACCAATGGCAGACTCAAGGAAATCATTGACTTTGCTGATACGAACAACTTAACTGATGAATTCTGGTTAACAATGTCAAGACTGTACAGATACTTATCTGAAGGCTATGATGTAGTAATAGGTACAGACTTTGCTCATATGTCAATGTCATTTGCTATTGAAAGAGAAGGGCATAAAATGAATGGTGGCATTATTTATCATGAACACAGCAAAGGCTGGTCAATACATACCTGATATGAAAACAGGTGAAATTGATAGGCTAAAAGAAAAGATTGACGATATTGAAAGAGCAGGGGGTGTAGTAATGCTCCCTGATAATGTCGAAAAGAAACTTCAATCTCGTGCCAGTAAGATCCTCAAAATGGAAGAGGCTAAACAGAAACGATACAAGTCCTATTTCCAGCCAATAGGGTTAAGTTCTTATATGGATAATCCCTCACTTCTTTTGGACAGTATAGTTGATGCTTGCTGTTCTCAGGGCTGCGTAACAGAACCAGATGGTCATTGTGAACATGGTCATCCAAGTGTTATACTTTACAATGGTCTGATATAAGCTATTGTAAATATCTCAATTATATTATATTTGTATCACTTTATTACTAATTAAAATCAATGCTTATGAAAACGGTTTATTTATTCCTGATTGCGCTAATGTTTAGCTTATCAGTTGCCGCGGACGTGATCTATATCACCGATGCGAAGAGCGAGGCAGATGAAATTGTCTATGTTGTTGACAGCGAATTTACAGCTGATGACATTATAACTATAACGGACTCTAAGTTCACTGCCCAGGAAAATGAGAACAGTTGGTACTTTACCACGTTTATGCTCGAAGCAGATGTCAAAGTTTATTACACATCGAATGAGTTTGAGGCAACTAAAAAGATCTACTACTCTGAGACCCCATCAGCCACTAAAACCGGTACTGATATCTATAAGCAAGAAAGAGAGGCGATCGGTCTTTCATTTGAAACTGACCTATCAAATTTTTACAATGTCAATTAGATCCTGAAAGTCCTTTAACAAGGCAAGTGTTCGAGCCATATGATTCCCGAATATCTGATTGACAGATAAACATAAAAAGCCCCAAGCTATCTACCCAGTTTGGGGTTTTATTTGTAATATAGATTCACAGGCTGTGACTTCATTATTTAATCTAATAATTAATGTTAATTTTACCCAATAATTCTGTAATATGTTTTTTACTACATTTAATACACAAGATATCGAAGAGTGGATTCGTAAGAATGTACGCAATGATGAAACCATGAAGTGGTTTAATAACATTTCTAAGGATACAGGTGTGGTGAATTCATTATTAATATCAAGTGGTGATATCATTCACCTACTATTTAGAATGCCAGACAATACATTTATGGCTATAACAACCGATGACGAGAAAGCTATTGTAAGCTATATACGATCCATTGCTACCCTTCATGCATTCCCGAACATAAATGAGGTTATAGACAACGTGAGAGCGTTCATACGCAAGGTTGAAACAGCCCCCAACGTATCCATGAGTGACATGGCAAACCTCTTCCCAATACTTCCAAATTGATTATTTTTCTTCTTAATATTTTTAACTAATCTTTATAAAAATGCAAAAACAAATTGTCTTTGGTGAAGGCCAAAAAGTAATGGAAATTGATCTTGAGACTTTGGAGAAGTCTGCGGACTATCGTAACCAAAATGAAAAGAAATTTCCAATGTCGCATTATGATGTTATCGCTGAAATAACTGATATGCTTGACTCAAGGAAAATACCTTTCGAGGTGTGTGATTTATTCATAACCGAAAAAGGAACAATTCCAGGAACACAGAAGCAAGTTGATCGAATGAACAAAAGAGCCCTCAAGGACAATCCAGAATCTAAAGATCTTGTTGAGGTTAATGACACAACCGTTACTATCATTCGTGAAATGATATGCTCGATAAGAGTACTTGGTGAGTTTACTAATGATGAGATTGGTCTTGTTATTGGTATTACTCAGAATGAAAAGGGTTTTATCTTTGGTGTTGGTGCTCGTGTTACAATATGCTCAAACTTCACTATAATGGGTGCTAATCACATCTTCAGAAATTATGGTAAAGACGGTATGGATTTCAGTCACATTCTTGAATTGATTGAAAAGCGTATTGATAATATCAAAGAGTTTTGGCAAGAACAGGGTGCATTCATTAATAGGCTTATTATGATGCGCGTACCTGCTATAACAGAGAGAAACAGCATCCTTGGTAGCTTACTATCACTTGCGGTTAAAGGTGCTTATATTGACAGTACTCTTGAAGTACCATTGAACATAAGCGAATGTTCCAAACTTGCTGCAAATATGCTTTCTTATGATGACAAAGGTGACAACCTCGTACCGTTGTGGGATTTCTTTAATCACATAACAGCTGTAACCTCTTCCAGTAACAGATTAGAAGCAAGAATAATTCAATCTGCTGCAACCGGTAAATTCTTTACTGACAGATATCGCCTGGGCGAAATAATTGAAGTTATTGATCTTGAAAAAGAAGATGCTGAAAATGCTAAGGACATCATGGAAGATGAGCCTACTCCAAATACTCTTGAAGAAGAGGATAAAGATAAATCTGGTGAAACTAACGAACAAGGACTACCGTAATGGAAAATATACCTACGTTTTTTGAATTCATATCCGACTATTGTGAGAAGTTGGATATGAATATCATATTCTCAAGTAAGAATGGAATTGTCACTATGGCTATATTCTTTAAGTCAAAGGACAAAGATACTCACATGCCTAATTTAGTAATATCAGGCACTCCCGAACAGTTAGAAGATAACTTCTATGATGCTTTAAAACCATCATTGAATAAAGTTGTTGAAATGACTGACAATGTAGAGTTTTTCGATAAGCAAATCAAAAGAGTTGCAGACGAGAAGCAAAAGAAAGCTACTGGCACAAAGACTACCACACCACGAAAGAAACCTGTTCCAAAGACTACTGAAACTAAAACTACTGAAACTAAGACTGATGTGAAAGCAGTGGAAGAAGTTAAGGAAAAGGTTGCTCCAACAGGTGAAACTGGTGATATGTTCAAACAGGTTGAAGAAGAGGTTAAAGAAAAACCAAAAGCTCCACTTGAAAAAGCAGCTGAAAAGGTTGTTGAACCAAAAGCAGTTGAACCTGAAGAAAAAGGTGATGCATTTGCTGGTATGAATAATGATATTGAAGATGACTTTTAAACTACGACTATGGCGACTAAGACTATACCTCGAGTTTTCAAGTTTGAAAAGAAAGACTTAACGGATCCAAATCCGAACATGTCTCCGAAAGAAGTCCAGAGCTTCTATGCTAATCAGTTTCCGGAACTTGCAACAGCGACCATAAAAGGCCCTGAATACAAGACAGGAAAAGCTGAATACGTATTTACATTATCATTTAAACCTAAAGGGTAATGAAAATCGAAGAGTATTTTAAACAGACAGAAGGCAGGTTGATTGACCTGCCTTTTTCTATTAAGGAAAGTGGTATAAAAATATCATTGATCATTAAAGAGACCAATCATTTGAAATACCACGACAGACACACTACTGATCAGGTTATGAAGGAAAAGAGAATACTTCCAATAGCTGAACTTAAACAGGAACTACCATGAGCATAAATAACATAATGGCCCTAATGGGTACAAACGCAAAGCCGGGGATGCTTGATGTTGGCAATAATAAAGAATTACTCCAGATAGCCCCACAAGTTCTTATTAAGGATGCTTATAACCTGTATTGCAGACTCAATCCTAAACTGCCTATTATAACTGAATTTTCAAGTAGTAGGTCTTGGTTGGATGTATTCGATACAATTATTAAGTATTTCAATAAAGGATTCAAATCACATCGAATAATTAAGATGACAAGGGATGCTTGTGATATAAAGATCAGGCATAACTTTTACGTTCCATTGGATACGTTCAGTTATACATATGAATTTGTACAGTATTACTGTGAAAAATCATATGATGTACGACTTGCTGTAATGATAACAGATTGTTTTACATGGCTTGAATTAGCATCGACAATACCATTGGATATAATCTACAGCATAAAGGAAAGAGATCCTGAATTTGTTGACGATATGTTCAAAGCAATTGGATGGATGTCTAAAAACTTTGAACTATACTGTCCTGCAAATGATCCTTATTTCAAGGAATATATGCAAGGTCGTGAAGAAACTCCGGAACTTAGTCGTGCTATCAAATTACTCAATAAAGGCGCTACTATGAGGAAATCATCAATAACTGCATACTTTAAGAAAGAAAGGAAGTTTGGAACAGTACGAAAGCTGCAGAAGAAATTATACAGCATATTTAATAGAGATTCATTCAAATTATCTAAGTACAATGTTGATGATGTAATACTTGATTTTTGTAATGCTGAGAATATGAAACTTGCAGATAATCAGCACAGGATTAAATTTGTTTGGTCATGTACAAAAGGTGGATTAACAATGCATGATTGGCATGGTATTAAGAATTCTAAGAATGTATATGTATATCCGTTCATGAGGTCTGTATTGCATAAGCCCGGAAAGAAAACAGATTGCAAACCAATTTGGAGGAATGGCGGAATAGCATACATAGCAAACAGGTTCTTAGATGCAAATGAATTTGTAAATGGTAAAATGGTTAATAATTTCATAAACAAGAAACATGGAAAAAAAGAAAATCGTAGACATTCCCGTTGGTAAAATGTCACTCAAAACAGAAATGCGTTTCTATGAGAATGGTGCCAATACTGTTTGTTATGCTGAAATGAAAGGTGAGAATGATAATTCATTCAGGCCATTTGAGGCTAAGATACTTCAGAACATGTTAACCATTCTCATACAGAAAGACGAGGTGCTAATAAAGAATAGTGCTGTTACTTATAATCAGATTCCAAAAGGCTTGATTTACTTTAATCTAAAAAGCTATGACAATGCCATATGGTACGTTGAGAAATGTATTCGTACAGTAATAGTTAATAGATACGGAACTATTAAGCAGGGCAGATATGATATAATGATACCCGCGATGGTATTTCATGCCAGCGAGAGAGACCTGAATGTATATTTCGCAAAGGAAAATGAAGGAATGGATACTATTCTGTATCCTACTCCATTTATGAATGTTGATTACAAAGATAATGTTTGTTTAGGGTCACAGAATATCATGACTCTTTATGAATGTAAGTCTATTGCTGAGTTCCTGATTCATTGGGAACAGATATTCTTCAAGAGTCCATTTACGCACATGAATAAGCAAATGGATATGTATAAGAAATCATTCAAGCCTAAGACATTTGTAGACGCTTGGAATATGTATATCAAAAAGAAAGAAATAAGGCTGTTGCCAATAATTCCTCACGATAAAACGATAGGAGATTTAATATGAAAAAGACTTATACACACTTTGCTCCTGCAAAGATCACGAATCCTGACGAAGTAATTTCTATTACAATCGTAGGATGTGGAGGAACCGGTACCAGGCTAATTTCTGAACTTGTCAGAATGAACATCATGCTTAGAAAACTTGATCATGTAGGACTACATGTTACAGTCATTGATGGTGATATAGTTTCTGATTCTAATGTTGGTAGACAGCTGTATTATGTGGAAGATATTGGAAAGCAAAAGGCAAGTACAACCATCGAGCGCATAAACAGGAACTTTGGATTTAACTGGTCTGCTATTGACAGATACATGAAGTACAGTGATGATTTTGATCATATAGTGTATAAGGCGTCTAACTTCAATGTGTGCTGTGTTGATAATGTGTCAGCAAGATTTGAAATGGATCATATCATTAAAGGTCCGAGTACATATAGGCATGGATATCATAATTCTGATCAGATATACTATCACATTGATTGTGGTAACTCATACGATAAAGGTCAGGTAATTTGTGGAACTACTGCAGATATTAAACAGCCCGGCAAAGGTTATAAGAAAAGACTGCGCGGGATATTTGATGTGTTCAGCAGTAATGACCTGAATAAAGCATCTGAATCTGAAGATAAAGAAGCAAGCTGTAGTACATTCGAAGCCTTGAAAAGACAAGACCCTTTCATTAATTCTATTGTAGCAACTTATGCTGCAAAGATCATATGGCAACTTGTCAAAGATCACCAAATTAAACATCATGGATATTTCATTGACCTTGAAAAGAGTCAACCGATAACAGCCATGAGTGTATAAATACTCAGCCTTTTTATTTCATTTAATTAACCGTTATGTGAAATAAAAAGGCTACCTTTGTCAATCAAATTTTAATCAAAACAACATGAATATAACATGGAGACCCTATCAGGATAGGATGTTTGAGTCTGTAGCCAAAGAGATAGGTAATGGTATAGTAAACCATCTTATTGTTATGGCAACCGGTACAGGCAAGAGAATACTCTCAGTGGGTATATCTCAGTCATACAAAAAGATTCTATTCCTTTGTCATAGAGAGGAACTAATAGAACAGGCATACATTGATTTCGCACAGATGTATCCTATGGAAGTTGGCATTGTGAAAGGCCCACGATTTGAAATAGATCGTAAAATAGTAATAGCATCTGTTCAGACCATATACAATCGCCTGGATAAAATAAAACCAAAACATTTCGACTGTATATTGATTGATGAAGTGCACCATTATCTTGCGCCAACATACAAAGAATCAGTTGAGTATTTTGAAGTTAAACACAGATATGGTTTTACTGCTACTCCAATAAGATTAGACGGATTGAACTTTACTGATCTGTTTGAGAAAATATCATTTGAATATACTATTCAGCAAGGAATCAACGAGGGCTGGCTATGTGCACTTGAAGCATATAGAGTAAAGACCGATGTTGATATTGCAGGAGTGAAAAGGTCAATGGGAGACTTTAACATAAAGGAACTGTCCACCAAGGTAGATATCTCTGTTCGTAATAACCTTATTGTTACAAAGTATAAGCAATATGGTGCTGACAGGCAGGGAATAGTATTCTGTGCTAATATCAAGCATGCTGAAAATGTACGAGATGTATTTAAGCATAACCATGGTATTAGTTGCGAATGTATAACCAGTAAGACAGATCCTGATGAACGTAAAGCTTTAGTTCGTAAGTTTAAGAACGGCGACATTAAAGTACTCACTAATGTTAATATCCTGACTGAAGGATTTGATTACAGTGATGTAGGTATTATCCTTATGGCAAGGCCAACAGAATCACTTGCATTATATATGCAAATGATAGGTCGTGGTACTCGTTTGAAATCAGAACTATATAAATCTATATTTGGTCGTGCTGATTGTACTATCGTTGACTTCGTTGACAACTTTGGACAGCATCGCTTAGTAAATCACTGGACTATCGAAAAAGATGTTCCTATGGAAGAGCGTGTGCTTATTTCTGAAGAACAAAGAGATATTTACATTGAAAAGATTCGCGTAGTAAGAGAAGCCAGAATTAAACGGTTAACTCAAGAGACAGGTAGATTTGATCTGTTCAATCTACCAAAGAAACGCAGTATAAGGCACGTTGGAAGACTCAACGAACCTGCAACTGAAAAACAATTAGGTTGGCTCAAAAATGAAGGAATATGGACTGACGACATAACTTATACTAAAGGTCAGGCAAGTGAATTCATTAGTAACCTACCTGCAAAGCCATGGCAGCTTAGAGACCTCAGAAAATGGAATTATGATCTGAAAGGTAATATCACAGCTGGTCAGTACTACGAGGCTAAGAAGATTGTTAGTCAGAATGCAGAGTAACGAATATCATTATTTTTATCCCTAATCTCATAACAATGACTACAGGTAATATGTTTGAAAAGTTCCTCTCCACAACAAGAGGCATACATGGTAAATCCGTGATAAATCATAAGGTTAGACACCGACTAAAATTGTCTAATGATGAATATGTTGTCATTGACTTAATTCACAGATTATCCATTCAGAATAAAGAGTTTACTGAAGGTAGGCTTTTGAGGTGGATTGCAATGAAAGTTGATGAAGTAAGACCCATACTCAGCAGTCTTAAAAGTAAAGGACTGTACGAGGTTAAAGTTGTTGATGGAGAAGATAAATTCTTTGTTAGCAAGCGATATCAGAAAGCTCACAAAATAGAGCTTGACGATGACTATGAATTCTTTTGGCAAAAACGTGGTGACAGGAAATGGCATGGCAGTAAAAAAGCTGGAAAAGAACTCTATAATAAAGTGGTGGCCAGAGTAGGATCACAGTACATAAATGATCAGAAAGAGGCTTACTTTAAATACCTGAACCATCCAAGTACCGGTTTCAGGAGCATAATGAATATAACGACTTTTCTTAATCTTGAAACACAACGGTTTTCCGAAAACTGGACGGAATACTTAGAAGAGGCGATTGTAAAAGAAAGTGGTGGCGACAAGCAACAAGAAAGTGCCAACACTATTACCAGTAGAGATGATGTTGACAAGAAATTTGAATAACCAATGACAGAATTCGCAAATAATTATCAGGAATTTAGTATTGTAGGAGTTGTAGAGGCAAAAGTAAACGAACAGGACGAAGCGTATGTTATATGTCCTAAGTGTGAACCTCACCGTAAGAAGAAAGGTCAGAAGAAACTTGCTGTAAACGTTGTTAAAGGAACGTGGTATTGTCAGCATTGTGGTCATACTGGTGGACTTACTCCTAAAGACTGGGTTAAGAACAAACCTATAATCGAGAAAAAACACTTACAAGACCTTACTGACAAGCAACGTGAATACTTTAATAAGCGTGGTATCAGTAACCAAACGCTTGATTCAAGAGAAGTTCGTAATGCCACAGTATCTATCAGGCAAAAGCATAACAATACATTTGTAGAGAAGCCCTGTATAGCATTCTCGTATCGTGAAAATGGCTGGCTAACCATGATTAAATATCGTGATGGTCAGAAGAATTTTAAGATTGAGAAAGGTAGTAAACTTATACCATGGGGTATTGACTGGGTACGCAATAACAAGAACTATTGTGTTATTACTGAAGGAGAAATTGACACACTATCATTCCATGAAATAGGAATAGTACATTCCTGCAGTGTTCCTAATGGATCGTCAATATCTGTTGAGGAAAATGAGTATTATGTAAAGACTGGTAAAGTTGACTCAGGTAATCACTTAGCACTATCCTACTTTGATCATACATATCAGTATTTTGAAGAGGTTGAGATCATTTACATTGCAACTGACAATGATGGCGCTGGCATTAAACTGCGTAATGAAATAGGCAGACGTTTTGGCTATGACAAATGCAGGATAATCAAGTTCCATAATTACACTTATGAAGATAAGAAGGGTAAAATGATTGTCTGCAATGATGGTAATGATGTGCTTTGGCATATCGGTCCTGAAGCATTACAGGAAGCATTTGACAGAGCTGAAAGCTTTCCTTTGGATGATGTAGTTACTATTGATGATGTTAGCGATAAAATCAATGAACAATATACTTATGGATTGAAAAAGGGTAAGCCTACAGGTGTAAGAGATCTTGAGGCTCATTTCCGATGGAAGACTGGCCACTTAGTAGGATTCAATGGTTATGGTAATATGGGTAAGAGTACATTCATGTTTAATCTGTTAATATTAGCCGCTATAAAATATGGTTATAAATTCGGATGTTACCTACCAGAGAACTATCCCGTAGAAGATGCTTACATAATATTCATTGAAATTTATATTGGTAACACCATAGATTTAGATGTTAATGGGCGTGCTACTGAAAAGGACATGGCTATTGCTAAGAAGTTTATATCTGAGCATTTCGAATTTATTGATCGTGAAGAGGGATATACACCTGAAGAATTACGTCAGGTAGCAAGGAGAATGATACGTCAACGTGGTATTATAGGTTTTGTTACAGACCCTTGGAACGCATTAAATCATAGATATACTGGCTCATTAGATCAGTATCTTGAAAATGAATTATCAGCCGAACAGAGATTCTGTACTACTCACAATATCATTAAAGTTATTGTAGTGCATCCCCCAACACCTCAAGGTGAGGATAGAAAGAATCCATCAGCTCCATCAGTGTTTCAGATTACTGGTGGTGCAGTATGGAATAAGAAGTTTTATGAGATCCTTTGTGTTCATTTGAAAGATGAAAATAAAGAGGAAGTTATAAGTGAAGTTCATGTCCAGAAAGTTAAAACACCTAAGCTAATTGGAGTTAAGACAAGAAAGGAATATCCAGTATTATTACGTTTCAGAGGTCGTGATCATCACTTCTTGAATTACAATGAAACCGATCCAATATTAATTGCGAAAAATGAACAAAAAGAAAGTTTTCAGGAATCAGAGGATATCACACTATTCTAAAGAACCTACAAGTAATTTCAAGGCTATCCAGAGAATAGCATCTGATATGAATTTACCACCAGTAAAGGTAAAGCAGTATGTAGATGCATTCTTTGGAAAGTATGGGATTAAATACTTCATTAAGTTGGGCATAGAAATAAGTATATATGGATTTGGGAAATTCTATTTCCACAAAAAAGTGTATAACGAAAAGCTAAGGTATAAGATCAGGCGCAAGTTTGAGAATAAAAATGCATACAAAAACTTAATAGAGAAATACAAAATGAAATTGAAGTGATTATTTTTTTACTAAATATTTTAATTAAAATCATAAAAGATGGCGAGAGCAATTTTAGTTGTTGCACCTTCGGGTAGTGGCAAAACAACAAGCGGGAGAAACCTTGATCCCGAAAGGGGCATATGGATTGTACCTGAAGACAAGGAACTACCTTTTCGTGGATTTGCAAAGAATTTCAGAACTCTTTACAAAAAGGAAGTTAAAGAAGGAACTTCTAAGTATTCATTGAAGTCTAATTATATTCCGGAAGATTACATTCCTGAAATAAAAAAGATTCTGATCGATATCCACAATATGCCTGAAAACCAAATAAAGGCACGTCCGATTGATTATGTCATCATTGATACATTTACTTACGCAATGCTGAGAAGTGTTCTTGACGTGCTTGAGGATGACAACTGGAGCAAATATAAGAAGTTTGCAAAAGAGTTTAAAGATCTCGTTGATACCATTAAGAAACTGCGTAATGACTTCATCGTTGTTATCATGTCACATGAAGATGTTACTCAAAGTAAGAGTACTAATGATACAACTCCTACTCGTGAATTTAAAATACCATCAGGACAGTTTACCAGAGAGGCAATTACTCCTGAAGGATTATTCACAACAGTATTCTGGGCAGAAGTTCAGGAATCTGATCAAGGAAACAAATATGTTTTCCGTACACAAAAAGGAAATGGCACACAGGCTAAATCACCTCTTGGAATGTTTGATGATCAATTCATTCCTAATGATTTGGTTGAGGTTTTTGCTAAATTTGAAGAATTTTATAACTAATACTAATACTTACACTTATGAGTGGATTACCAGCAACTGAAAAGTCAACTGGAGGCATAATGAGCCCCGGATTGCACAGAATGAAAATCTTATCTATTAAACCCTTTGTGGATAAGAGTGGAAAAGAATTAAAGGATAAAAATGGAAACCCCGGATTGGATATAACATTTATTAATGTCAATAAAGAAACCATAAACGGCGGATTCTATTACTCAACTCTACCAATTGGAGATCCTGGCAGGAAAGATGACAATATTCGTTGTAAAAGCGAATTCCTGTTAACCAATATGAAGAAAGCATTAGGCTTTCCTGAAGGTGAAGTTTCTAAAGAACAGCTTGCAAAAGCTAAATGTTGGGGAATCGTTGGTCTTGATGTACATTATTGGAATGGCAAACCTACAGGTAAAGAATATAGCTTTCTTGCTAAGAAGTTCTTTTCCGATGGAGATACACCACCTGCAATAATTGGAGATCCTTCTTTGAAACAAAGTGGAGGAGTACCGTCAGGAGACTTTTACAAAAGAACTGATGATAAAAGACCACCTGCAGGAGCACCTGCAGAACCAGAACCTACCATTGAAAGAAAAGAAGCACAGCCAAAGAGTGATGCACCAGCTGCAACTACGAACGCTAATCCAGACATGGAAATTGCAGAAGACGATTTTTAGTCATTAGAGTTAAGGAGGGAGTTATTTCCTTCCTTAACTTTTTAATATAACGAAATGGATGTTACTGTACTACATAAAGGAACTGTAAGGAATGGTATAATAGTTTATGATTATCCGAAACTATATTCTGGCAAGTTAAAGTCACTTGAGGGTAAGCGTGTGGATGTTTCTCTTGAGCTTGAGCATGAGCCTGTAACTAAATATCAATGGGCATATTATTTCGGAGGTATTATCAAGGGTACATGTATGAAATCAACAGCATTTGCTGGTTGGACATACGATGAAATACACCAGGCTATTGTTGCTCATTTGAGAACAAATACCAAGGTTGTTGTATTTCCGGATGGATCAGAAAACATCTTAAGATATGTTGATGATCTTAAACAGTACAGCGTTGGTCAGATGGCTGTTTATATTGAGGATGTATTGAATTTCTTAGCAGAAAAGGATATACACCCGTTACCACCTGATCATTACAAATACGGAGTTAATTTACAAATTAAAAATAAAAACGATGGGAACACTATTTGATCAATCACAAAGAAAAAACAATTTCATGACATTACCATATCTTGAAGAGATAACAATGGTATGTGAAGATTTGATGAAATCATCAAATGTTACAATGAATCAAGCTATTGAAATATATAGAATAGCAGAATATCAGAAACGCACTAATCATATGATAAGTGATTGTGATGCTAAAGATGAACAATTAGCAGGATTCGGAGAAATCGCAAATAATCTTGTAGGAGAAATCAGAGAATTTACAAGAAAGGACGGCACATTTGAATTAGGGTTGCTTAATGCAATTGAAAATCTGAACTTATGACAAATCCTAACATTTATGTGCATTTCGACAAGATAGAGAAATGTATAGAATCATGTAAAACATATACACAACTAATGTGTACTGTGAAAATGATACATACTTTCAGTAGAGTATTCAGTAAAAATAAGAGTGTCAGTTTTCTCAGAAACGAACTCGATAATACAGAATCACGACAAAGACTATTCGTATGAAAGACTGGGATCATATAATTAGCCCGATACTGAAAGAGCCAAAGATGGCTGACCTTAGAGCGTTTGTAAATTATGAACGTAAATACAAAGAAGTACTACCGAAAAAAGAGGAAGTACTCAATGCTTTTAAGCTATGTCCATATGACAAACTTAAAGTTGTCATAATAGGCCAAGACCCCTATCCAAATTCAAAGGATGCACATGGGCTGTCATTTAGCTCAAAATCACCTAAGACACCCAAATCATTAGGAAACATATTTAAAGAGATCTCTGCTCAACTGTATGGTGGAAAACACGATTTATTTAAGAGTAATGATCTTACGCCATGGGCAGAACAGGGAGTACTGCTTTTGAATAGAGTGCTTACCGTTGTCGAGGGTGCAAGTAATAGCCATAAAGACAAAGGCTGGGAGTACTTTACTACCAAGGTTATTCATGAAATTTCTGAAAAGTATCCCAGACGTGTAATATTCGTTCTATGGGGAAACAATGCTAAAAACCTTGAATGTGAAATAGATTCATTTAAACACTTTGTTCTTACAGGTGTACACCCCTCACCATTGTCAGCTGACAAAGGATTCTTTGGCAATGGTCACTTTACACAAATACAGGCCCTGCTACAACAGATATTCTTTGAGAGTATGCGAGATCTGATTACTGAACGATATGACTGGAAAGACCTGTCAGATCATATAAGGGAATGGCTACAAATAAAGAATATCAGCATCGAGGAAGAAAACCTCACAAATACTATTAAATTTGTCAACGGTCGTATTGGAGAATTTATTGCCATGAACGATCCAAAGATTAGAAAGTTATACGAAATCAATTTTAAAACTTAACCAATGGAAGAATCAGAAAAAAAAGATGATTTTAAATTACAGTCACCACGACTAAGACCTGTTAACGGTCGTATAGTCCTGAATATAATGAGGGATGATAGATATACTAAGGCTAAAGGCGTTGATATACTCATACCTAAAGATCTTGCCATAGAAAAGAATATGGACAACCGTGCAACTGAAAATCCTGATGCCGGTAACAGATACTTTGTTGTAGCAATGGCTCCTGAAGTTAATGAACAGCTCAGGATGAACAAAGTAAACCTTATTCCGGAATACGTTAAGAATGAAAAGCAAATTGCAGAATTTTCAGAAGAGGATGAACTACAGCTTGGCGATGAAATAACGCTGTCACCTAACTGGGAACCTATAAAATTTGGAGAAGAACAAACTATCTTTGCCATAATTCATTGGCAGGATATACTTGGAGTAAACCAAAACATACTGTTCAGCAATCCATTGCCTGAACAAAAAGAGCCTATTAAATAATAGGGAATATTTCATCTGTGAGCCTCATAACGAAAGTTATGGGGCTTTTTGTTTTTAACTAACACTTATTATTTATGAAAGTATCGGTAGTAATAATTGCATTATTGGTTGCTGTATGTGTTGTATCTGTAAGACAGGTACATGACGAGCAATCAAAGAACACAATCCTAACTGATAGTATTACAGAATTAGTAAAATATCAGCATTGGAAAGACTCTATTTATTGGGCTCACATTGGAAGATGTAGCTTTATAAAGTACGATGGAATACGAATAGGTTATGATGATTACTTACAGGCTATTAAGCCTACTAAACCCATAGAATAATGAAATTTATAGATTACGTAGCAACACTTAATGATTTCCTGAACAAAAATCCTGAGTGTAAAGAAATGGAAGTTGTTTCAAGTTCAGACGATGAAGGAAACTCCTACAACAAAGTTCTGTTTACACCAACAAAAGGACATTTGGATGAGAATGATGATTTCAGTACAGATGACTTACAAGATGACCAACCAATTAATTCAGTTTGCATAAATTAAGAGATATGAAAAAATTAACAGTGAATGAAGAGTTTATAAAGTCAGTCGACGAAGAACTCAGAATTGAAGATGCTTTCTGTTGGGAAGGATATGCCTCTATTGGTATAGATTCAATAGTTCGTAGAGATAAAACCATAACAGTTACCCTAAAAGTCGGTGGCACCTCTATGGTTGAACATTCAGGCGATGAAGATGGAATTGAACAACACAACTCTGTTCCTAATTTCTTACAAGGGTTGTATTCACATTTTGATTAAACAAAATAGACTTAAAAATTTAAACTAAGCATTATGACAGTACAAGAATTAATACACGAGTTACAGTTTTGTGACCCTGATAGTGAAGTAAACACAGTCATGAGCGGCAGCGATGATCCGACTAATTATTGGGTTGTTGAAGTTGAAGAGTATAGAAAAGGAAGTAGTGGATATCCAGAAGGAGAAGTACTACTGATAACAAGTGAATAACTAAAAGAATTAAAAACGAATATAATAAAACTATATAGTATGGCAAATTATTGTTACAACTGGATATCGTTTGATGGCAGTAAAACTGCTCTCAACAAATTAGAAGAGAAATTAAAAACTTATGACAAATCTGAATACTTTACGGAGTGGAGTGAATATGTTATAGGTAAAGGTGAACTTGATGGAGGCGAAGGCTTTGAAAAAAAGTATGGAACTGACTTTGGTGTCTACTATATGTATGGGACTAAATGGTTTGATTTTGAAATTGAATGGAATGATAATGGATTAATAGTCATTGGTGATTCTGCTTGGTCCCCCCCAATTAAACTTGTCGAAGAAATTTGTAAAAAGTACGAACTTGAAGCATGTATAGAGTATGAAGAACCTGGATGTGATTTCGCAGGTAGGACAACATTTAATCAAAGCGGAATAGTAAAAGATGAGGAGTACTCTTATGGGGAATGGCGATACATAGAAAATATTATAGGTTGGGAATCTGATTTAAGTTCGATGTTTGCTGATGAGCACCTTACTTTAGAAGATGCTTTAGAAGATTGTCCTTACGCAAAGAAGGAGGAAATAGAAGAAATATATAATGACGCCATGCATAAAGTGGAAGAAAACAATAAATAGATAAAAATATATAATATGGAAAACAATAAAAGAATCGCAGAATTTATGGGGCTGAATCACGAAACAGATTGGTTGACGCCCCGGCAAGGATTATGCAGGTACATGATTAATGCCAACGCTGGGCATTGTTTACCAACCATGTAATATTTTGTTGGCACAGGAACATTTGTTCATCGGTCAGGTCTCCTGAATCAATGTCCATATGTTGAATAGATTTCATGTGTGCATGCAGGGCAAAGAAATTTGCTGCATAGGCTTGTGCGCTTAGGTCTACATTTTTAATGAGCCTTACCAGTACTACTGCCTGATCTCCAATATCGGACTGAGTATTTACGCAAAGGATATCTAATTGATCTTGTGTCATACTGCAAAAATAAGTTAAGTACCCTGACTAATCAAGTCGGGGTACTTTTTTTGACATATCAAGTAATAATAAACTGGTTGATGTCTTAGGGCCAAACATATCCTTCGGTATTCCTGACATTCTACTCATTTCTTTTTCCATGTAATTAAGAACGCCAATACCATCATAAACATGCTTATCAACAAACCCAACAGGCCACCATAGCAGATGTATTGCTAAATCCCCATGCCACTCACATACTTGGTTATACTGTTCTGTCATAACTTCTCTCCCATTATCATAAATGAATTGTTAAGATCAACACATGAACGAAATATCTTGTGATACCCATGTTCTTCCATGTAATCTTCAATTATTTCAGGTGTAAATATATTGAAGTGTTTTCTGTTATTCCATGGTCTCCAATACTCTTGAGAATAGTCGGGCAGGTACAAAAACAATGTACCACCTGATTTTAGTTTGTGTGTCCAGTAATCTAATGCCTCTACCCATAAAGGTAAATGTTCCAACGTATGAGAGGAAAAGATATAATCTAAATTCGAATGAGGAAATTCCATTGCATTATAGCTAATCTTAGTATCTACAATCATAGCTCCCGGAAAAGCCCATTCTTCTTTACCACAACCTATGTCAACGCCCTTGCCTTTGCATACATGCTTTGCATAAGGAATAGCAAATTGTGATGCAAATCCTATTGTTTGAAATTCAGGATATATATCGCCTTTGTATTTTATAATATCGATCATACCTGTACGTTTATCTTCTTAAATACTCCCGTTAAAATATTGGTTTCTCCATTGAGATTACCACGTATAGAATCCTCAACATTGCCAATACCTACACAAGTATATCCATGAGAGGCCATAAACCTAAGTAGTGCTTTTCTACTGAAGTGAAATATGTGTTCGTCAGGTCTTCTATGTTTCCACCCGATAAACCATTCTGTGTTTTCAGGATAGTGACACTCCGGAACTGACACAACTATAAAACTGCATCTTAAATCTCCAACAAAGTCTATGTTAGTAAAGTGTTCTAAGCTATCAAAGAACGTTATCACATCATAGTATGAGTTTTTCATATTATTAATACGCTGTACATTATCTGGTACTGGATAGTCATTAATGTCATAGCCGTAACATCTGGTAATAACACTACTTGCTACTCTAAGGAATGATGCATTGCCGTATCCAACATCGAGTAAACTTCCGGGCTTGTTAATAACACCTAAAATATAGCCAAGTCTAAGATATGACATATTCTCAACGATCTGTCCTAAATCATTGTAGGCTTTCTTGTAGTCAACCAGAGAAGATCCTGATTGTCGTATGCGTTTCTGTTTGACAACGCCGCTGGGTAATTTTTCATATTGCTTAAGCATCTGGTATATCGGATAAATAAAAATTAATCTGTGGAAATTTATAGTATTTGCTACTTGATTTATCATCAATAACAACACATGGTTTTCCTATCGCTGCGGATACAACACTTCCACCTGACATAAGGCATATGAATCTGTGACAGGCAAGTATTCTTAGTATGTAGGTTTCAAGTGTTCCCGTTTCCCATTCATCCATTCCAAGAACTTTTGCAGTTAAACAACTTCCTAAATTTTCAGCCTGATACTTAACAGGATATTCAAGGTCATATATTTCAGAATTTGTTAAAAAATAATCATCCACATCTTTCTGTTCAATACCGGCATAATGCTTCCAGTTACCATCATAAAACAAGTGTTTATTTTTACCCTCTCTTGTTTTTTTCATTTCTAAATCAACAAGTTCCTGTACATTGTCAAATACAGACTTTCTTTCACCCATATACAGTATTGGCAAACCATTGTAGTCATCATCGTACACATCATAGACCATTGATATCTGTTTAAGCATTGGCATGTTATTTACAATAGGTTTACCGTTGAGTATTTCGAATAGCTGTGCTGCATCAAAGTGGGTTCCTCTCTCATCAATGAATCCATCAACAAAAGGATTGGTTTCCCATACTGCTTCTTTAGTTCCTGCAGTCTTATATTTGTTATGGTCACTTACAAGAACTTCCTTAAAACCTTTCTTTTTTGCAAGTTCCGGAATGTGTGAAAATAACAAATGATCACCAAGTCCGTCATATCCTTCAGGAAGCTCTATTATAAGTATGTCCAAATTTCCCTGAGCAATCAATTTAAGACGGGTATATGATATGTTCTTTAGATTTTGTACTTCTACCCCATGATCAGATATTTTGTCAGCTGTAATCGTTTCTTTTACCTTTTTAGAACAGATTAATGCTTTCATATAATCTTCTGTCCAGTAACTGCAAATTGACATTTCAAATTCGATCAAATACTTATATACAGCCCACTCAAGGAATAGTCCATCAGATGGAATAGGAATGCCTAAAGCGACTTTTAAATATATTAGTGCTTGATTGTATAGTTCCTGCTCTCTTAGGCACTTAGCGAGATTATATAAAGGCTCTGCCCTTTCAGGTAATACTTCATGTGCTTTGAGATAATACTCCTGAGCAATATCGAATTTATTTAGCTGATGATTTATCCTGGCAATGTCATACAATGCAAAGAACTTTTCCTGATCCCAAATTGCAAGACCAATACACTTCATGTAATATTCCAAAGCTTCATTAAGTAAGCCGAGGTCTTTAGCAGATTGTCCTAAGTAGAAATATGTTCTTGAAGTTGCGAGGCCGTCTTTTTCCTCTTCCTGTAATAGGTTGTAGTTACGGGTAATGTGGTTTGAGTTATGTTTAGGATACAGTTCGAGCTGTATTGATTTGGCATGCTGCTTTAGTTTGAATGTTTCTGAATGTGGGTACTCGTGGGCATAGCCTATCCATTTCCAGTCATGGCTATTTTTGAACATCCTGTCTCTATAGTATTCCATGCTACCTGAAACAGTTTTTATCATAACAACGTCACCAACCATATTCTTAAAATCAAAGGATTCTAAATGCATCATCTTTTCGTCGCTGTCCATTACTAATATATAATCGCATTTGGACTTAGCAGCTGCTTGCATCATAAGGGTTCGGTTATGACCGAAATTCTTCCATTTGTGGTAGTATGTGGTTACGGGGAGGTTTTTTTTGAATTTATGGATCAGTTTTACTGTGTCGTCTTTTGATCCGGTGTCACAGGCAATGATCTCGTCGACAAGAGGAAGACAACTATCAATCATTCTTTTGATAGTGTCTTCGTTGTCTTTGCAGATAAATGTAAGGCAAATTGTTTTTTCTTTCATTTCATAAATTTTATATATATATGAAACAAAAGTAAAGAAATTATTCTGTTCTAAACTAAATTTTTACAAAATAGTCGAGAATGTCAGACTGCTGGATACTTATCTTGAATTCATCGTCTTCAAGTAATTTATCAAGCTCTGTTAACAGAACATCAGGAATCATTACAGCTTTGACTATTATTTCCTTGTCTAAGAATTTATCAAAGGCTTTTATAATACCTTTTGACTCTTTTTCAAGTACAGCCATTTCCTTGTTGAATAATGATGCATCTTCAAGGACATAGCTATTTTCACTTACTATTGGCATATCGTCAATGTTCTTTTTCGAATGCTTAATAATTAGCTTGTTACGTTTATTTTCGTAACCATCAAAGTAATCGGCATATACTTTTTCCTTTTTGATCAAAAATCCATGAGAACGTATTGATCTCAAGTTAAAAGCAAGTATAAGATTAAGATCCCAATTAATGAATGAATTAAGCTGTGTGACAGTTTGAGGGCTGAATAGTCCAACCACATTCTCACGACCCATTATCTCACGTACAGTAAGAGTAATATCAACCTTGGTCTTTAACAGTTTATCATCTTCAAAATCATCAATTAGTGGGAACAAACCAAACAGTTCACCGAAGGCTGTTTTTTCCTGTACAAAGTCAGCCAATACAACAGGTGCGAGTTTCACATCAGCAACTTCCAGTAAACTTTCTTCATAGGTTTCATTAATAGTATCGTACTTATCAATAGCAACCTTATGTTTCTTTTTAAGGTTCTGCATTGCTTTCATATAAGTATCGAGCTTTTTGGTAATAACAGGGATTTTAACTTTTTCCTTACCGGTGCCGACTTCTTCCTCAACAGGCTTACCTGATTCGGTTTTATCACAGTACTTATCCTTTAATTCTTTAAGTTCGGTAATGTATTCTTTGTAGTCGTCGTCAGCTGCCATAGCTTCGCCAATATGCTTTAATTCAGCATCTATTTGCTTACGTCTACGTGATACGGTGATCCTGTGTGTGGCTTTTGGCTTGGAGTTAATTCCTTTACCCTGTAGGGCAGTCTGCATGAAAGCGAGATCTGCATTAATAATAATTTTTTTCATTAGAGAGAGAATTTAATTTATATAAATATTTGGTAAATGTACTTAATTTTCATTTAAAGCAAAGACAATAATAGTCCAACAATTATACCTGCAGAAACAGCAACTATACCCTGCTTTACTCTTTTCTTTTTATTATCTTTTTTTATTTTCACATCTTGAATACTATCCCGGACCACGTAATCTTTATAGTGAACAACGCGTTTTTTAAGGTTCTCAATGGCACGCTTATCAATCTCGCTCTGGTTGAAATAGTCAAGGTTTAAAACGGACAGGTCTTCATTAATCTTAACGAGAGAATCCACTTCAATTTCTAACTGCTCAAATCGTACCATCTTGAATACAGATACCCTGAGCTGGTCTGCTGTAACAAAGTATTTCTTACTCTGTAGTGAGTCTTGAGAATAGCTTATAGAGACTGTCAATAGGCATATCCATAATATCAGCAAGTTCTTTTTCATGCTTCTTTTTTAAGTACCAGTAGTTAACATTCTTCTGTTTTATGATTGAATCCTTTACATGTATTTCCCTGGCAATACTATCCTGCAATCTTTCAATATCCAGATTGTATGCATTTTCAAGAGTGGAAATTTCAGTTTTTAGTTTCAGTATCTCAGCATCACCGGTGTTTACAATTAGGGTTTCCTTAGTGAAATACAGGTAAGCAAATATGCCCATAGCAATTAGGGCGCATATTAGGAATAGATTTTTTTGTATCATGCTGCTTGAGGTTGGTTCTCTACGAAATAACGAACATCATCACCAGCTCTTACCCAAGGTGCTACTTTATCAAATAGTTCCTTTTCCAATGAGCCTTGAATAGTATTTGCATTATGGTTCTTAGCTATACCAACACAGCCTAAAGTATGTTCGTGAGTATTCATACCATGAAAGTAAGTGTACTCAAAGGAGATCCCCCCGTACTTGAGTGTCTTGCCATCGGCTTCGGTATAAATAATAAGAACTTCTCTTTTGAATCTTGCTGAGTAATGAATACCTATTTTGTAACCCTCGATGGGATTTTCAGGTATTGCTGTTTCTCCGTAGAGTTTGATACCAAAAGGTCTTACGGTATCTTCTAATGTGAAACCGAAATACTGTCCTTCTACATGGAGTTTTCCAATAGTAGTGCGAGAATAGTAATTAGTCCGGCTCCCCTTGAGTGTTCGTTGTCGTGCCATTATTTCCTGAGTTTTGTTTCCAAATATCTGTTACTGAATCTAAACTTAGCATAGCTGCAGCCAAGGATAGTAATGATATGATTATAGTGGCATCTACATCAAAGAAATCAAATCCATCAAGTGTAGTCACAACCAAGGCATATACAATGAGCAAAAGACCTGTAACTCGTTTGCTACTGGTCTTTCCTCTTTCATCTTTTATTATTGACTGTTTCATTGTACTCTTTTTAAGAACTTCTCTTTAATGAACGACATGAGTATTGAGCCAACTATCCATACAACAGCAAACTGCCAGCATATGATCAGTAAGGCTACTTCAATCATTCTATTTTTAAGGAATTGGAAAAGGTGTTCGCCATCAGTGACAAATACGAGGGCTGTAGAGGATAACCAAAATCGAGGAATTGTTGTACTGCCTTTTTTCCACTTCCTTTTCCATCCCTCATTAGTATTCAGAAACCAAGTGAACTTTGTCCACCTGTTAGTCATTGAATGGTCTTGTAACTCGTCGAATAACCTATTGGCTAATCCACACAGGGCAATAAACCCTAATAGTAACCAGTCAAGTTCTTTTAAGTAATCAATCAGTTGGTTCATCTTTTCCTATTTTACGTGATAATCTCTCATTAACATAATCAATTTTATCTTTCAAAACTTGAGTTTCTAAGTCATGAATTGTCTGCATAGATTTCATATCTTTCTCAAGCTCTAAAAAACGAAAGAAGATACCTGTAAGCGTAAAAGTAATTAGAATGGTTGCTATAACTATCCTTATTACTTGTGCGTTAGTAAAGGTCTTTTGATGCTCTATGTTGCCCGGTTCGGACATTAGGCAGCAGCTGCCCAAACAGTCCAATCACCAGCAAGATATTCGGTTGCTCCATCAACATGCTTTGCTACTCTGTGACGATCAGCATCAACAGCAGCCTGTTCAGCAACACATGCTTCAGCAGCTAAGATTACATTGTCAGCAACAGTTTTACCACCTGCACCACTGGCCCCAGTTGTACTATATTTTGTGTTCAAGTCTTCACCACATTGGAAAGATGCAGCAGTGAACGTATCGAAGAAAGGATTTAGCCCTGCATCGTGTTCTGCTTTGTCTTTGTAAACCTGAACATCTACTCTATGCTTGTCAGTATTAGTGATAATAGCATAGTTACCGTTTGAATTAATTAGTCCCATCGTTTTGATTTTAAGTTTATTTAATTGCAAATATATAAAGAATTTATTTTTTTGCCTCCTTTTCAATAATAGGGTCACTCATTGCTTTATAACTCCACCAGTGTTTTGTTATAATCATAAGCTCAGTTCTTAGGAAAGAAATTGTCGCATCAACAAACCTGTCATACTTGTCGTTAAACACATCATCGTTAATCAATGCAAGGATTCCAGTATAGTAAACCTCAGACGCTTCCTGAATATGATTATCCACTAAAGCAGTAAATACATCATCCAATTCAGCGTATGATTTTTTTATTTCAGTACCACCTACAACCATGTATCCATGAAAGATATCTTTATTCAAATGCTTAAAACCTGTACGTACTGTTGAAGTACCAAGCTTAATTATTGAGTTAGTGAACATTGTTTTAAAGGTATTCAGGTCATTATCTCCTACTGTATATGAAATACTACTATTACAGACTTTTGCAAGTGCATGGCTTAAACTATCCCTTGAATTAACATAGGCTATAGTTCGTTGGATCTGTTCATACTCTTCTTGATTTTTCATCTCCAGGTTTTCAAGTTTAGTGTCGAACTTATCAAATCTAAACTTTCCTTTAAATCCAAGGAAGGTTAACAACAATGTTGTTGCTGAACTGCCTATTATTTGTATTGACTCTACTACTACTGACATGGCTATTTTGTTTTTTTCATTATTTAACTTATTTGTACTGCTACCCATCTTGTTGCTGTCTTCATGTGAATAAACCATGAAGTACTTAGAGGTAATGTTAAAGATGCACCTCCATTTATAGAAACGAGTCCTCCTTGTGGATATAATGTTGCTCCTCTTGTTGAAAATATTGTAATAAAATATACCCTATCAGAAGCTGGCGAAGGTAAGTAATATGCTGTTTTCCCAGCATCAGGCTCTAAATAGACTATTGTTTCGTCTGCTAATGTATTTGTTATTGCAGGTGTTGGCTCTTCTTCTTCAGAAACAAGAACACTACTTTTCCAGCTCTGGTTGCTATAAACATGCCAACTTGATTTTGGTGTACTGATCTTGATACCTGCTGAATCTGCACTGGCATCAACATAGAATAGATTTTCAATACTGTCACCACTTATTTGAGTATCATAATTACCCAATCCACTATTAACAGTTAGACCTTCAACTAAACTTAGTCCGGAGTCATTTATAGTAGCTCTAAGCGATGCAGTTTGCTCATCTATGATAGTAGTCATAAATCTTAATTCAGACCCGTAATCACTGCTTGCATGGTTCTGAGTGGCATATGCAGACATTCCTGCAGTATGGCCATGACTGTCATACATGTTAAAAGAGCCTATTGCGTCACCACTTAGTAAGTAAGAGCCAGCCCTACTGTGTTTTGCAACGAATGATGTTCCATTAACCGAAGCTTCATTACTTTGAACTTGGATAGTGGCATTAGTAGCTGCATCTAAGAGGAATAATGATGAACCATTATAAGTTAAGGTAGATTCTCCGTTTAGAGTATCAGCTGTGCCAGAACCTGTGATTAATCTATTATCTGCATTATTGTTAATTGTTACACCACCGGCATGAGTGTGTGTTGTTATTGCTCCTGTGAGTACAGCTTCAATACCAGCTTTAGTTAATGTAATATATGCTTTATCTGTACCAGCAATTTCTAATGGTATTTCTTGTGGAGTACCAACATATGATATTTTAACACCACCTAATACTGATGCTGATGCTACAGGTAGAGTATAGATATAAGCACTTGGATCAGTCCATATAAGGTTTCCAGAACCATCACTAACTGCAATGTAGCCAGTAGCTTTATTATCGGTAACCCTTAAGCCTCCTGTTATTACGTCCAAGCTATTAGATGTTCCCTGTACGTGTAATTGATAACCTTGGTCTGTATTAATTCCAACATTAAGATTCCCTGCATCTTCGTTAAGGAACATATTATCGCTGGGATCTATATGGAAAGGAAATTTGCTTGTTGTTGGATTGTATAGATAAAGATGATTATTTGTTTCTTTATACAATCTCCATTTCTCTGTTGAGCCATCAAAAAATCCCATATTCACAGGTGTACCTGCTGATACAGATATTAGCCTAAGGGCAGTACCCTTTGTTATACTAACCGTCCCACCAAAAGTAGCTGTACCACTTTTGAAGTCGTGGTTACTTCCAGCCTGCATTTCATATCCTACACTTCCGAGTAAACCCAATTTAATTGTTCCTGTATAGGTTGTTAAGAACAGAGGCATATTTGCTGATTCTATTCTATTATTTGTACCGTCCCACTGTCCTAAAGTAAGTGTAGCTGTTCCTGTAGAAACCTTAAATCTTCTGCTTAATACGTTTATGTACGTGGCATCTGAGGTCATTGCACTATTACCTAATGTATTCGCATCTTGCCAAACTGGTATATAAGAGGCTGTTCCTGTGCCTGTAACCATTCCTGATACAGCACTTGTTACTTGTGATAGTAAAGCTGAGTGTGTTGGGTCTGTTGCGGCAGGATGGATTAATACTTTATCCATATCAAAAGCTGAGGCTGACGCATCAACACCCAACCAAGCTTCCCCACTTGAAGTTCCGTGAAAACCTATTTGGTCAATCACACGAATAAATCCTGCGAATTGGGCTATTGCTGCTGAACCTGTATGCATTGCATCTCCAACTAATAATTTGGCTAAAGCGGCATCAGATGCGTTATTAATAAGAAGCCTATTAGTTATGTTAACATCTCCAGCGAGATTCACATTTATTCGCTCAATAGCGTTAGTGTAAATTCCTAATCCAGCATCAGCGTGGGTCGGTCCACCCAAGATTATTTTAGTTTCTAATGTTGAGCCTGCTTGGAAATAAACATTTCCAGCATTTGCTGAATTAATAATAGAGGCTGTATAAGGATATGAACCTGAAATAATCATTTCGGTGTTAGTCCCTGCTCTAAAAGAACCGCTAATGTCAACTTTGTATCCGCTATCTGTTTGATTCCCTACAGATAGATTTCCGGAGTTATGGAGTTTCATAGCGTAGTTCCAGTTTACCGCTGCATCTGTTAATCCGCTACCAGCGACTCTCCAAAAATGTTCTCCTAAATATTGATAATAATTTGCTGCTTTATTTGAGGACTTATATTTCCATCCTCCAGCAGCAGCTATGTAAACATTACTGTTCATGTGTATGTCAGTAACATTCCCCATAAAGAAAGATGTCTTGGGTGCTTCTATTACAGAACCAGCACTGTACCAATCTTCAGGAGTAGTCTTCAACCCAATATTTCCGTAGAAATAAGCAGTCCCTACATCAGAGGTTAAGTCAAGGGTAAACATTGTGGGAACAGAACCAGTTCCTATTTTAAATTCGCTATCCTCAACTTGAATTAGGGCATCTGCCGCTGAACCCGATGTGTCATTAAGTTTTATTAATGGATTTGGTGTGCTTACCCATAAATCTCTTTCAACGGTAAATAGATATGCTCCCGTTCCTTTTACATTTATGTTCCCAGAACTATTCCAGTATTCAAGGGTATCATCCCCAATATATCTGAACCAGGTTCTTTCTCCTAACGCAGCATTTTTACTTCTAATTTCAACTTGGTTATCCATTACAAGATGTCCTTGCATACTGTCACCAGACTTCAGAACATAATTGCCTGTTAATCCTATATCTCCAGCGAGTTCGGTAACGCTTGAACCAACAATTGCTCCCGCAGAAGTAATTCTCAAAATTTCATCTGTAGAACCTGCATCGGCTGGTGTAGATGTTAGGCTGACAACATCGGATTTAAGATGCATCCAAGTATTGCTTTCCCCAACTACCATAAATGCCCTCTCAGTTCCATTGTCAACATACATTGTCGCTGAGTTATCCGTAGTTCTTTTTCGCAGAATAAATTTACGGCTGTTCCCATCAATCAAAGTGATACCTGTTGAATTAGCAGACTTAACTGTTAATTGGTCAATAGGTGTAGTCTGCCCAATAGCAGTATATCCATCACCTCTCACAACAAACTGTGTTATTGGAGTTCCATTAGTATCTGCAATTGCCCTAAATAAATTAAAGGCTGAACTTGCACTTGTTTCTTCTCCTACCGTTAAAGTAGTACCGTCAAAACCCCCTTCCCCACCGATAATAGAAACTCCATTAGCTTCATTATAATGAGTAAACATGTGAGCAGCTGCGTAGTTTGTTCTTGATGTACTGTCAGGATCTGTTAAACTATATGAGTCGAATCTTGTTGCTCCTAATACTTGTAACTTTTCACCATTATCTGTTGACGTACCTATTGATATGTTTCCACCATTAAGCCATGAATGCCCAGCAGCGTTGAGGTTAATAGTGTTTACATTACTGTTATTATATATCTGAAACTGATTTCCTGCAGTATCATGTCTGTAAAATAGGAATAATCTGTATGAGTTGTTGGAAGTAGCATTTTTACTCAACAACATACCATTAGCATTTACAAGACCAAGCGCATAGTTAGCTGCCCAATTATTGCTTGTAATACCAGCTTGAAATATCTTTCCTGATTGTGCGCCTAATTCTAATTGCGCCTCTGGATCTGTTACAGCTATACCAACAGAGCCCTCGGCATAGTATAAAGTATTAACATCTCTTACCCAACCATAATGAGCACCGAATAAATGGAATGAATTTTCATTATTAGTTCCTAACTCTTCAAATTCCCAAGCTAACGTATAAGTTGCAGATGGGTGATAATGAGCAACACTTACAAGACCGCTTGAAGAATCTATTACGGCTCTAAGATGATTGGAAGCTGAGCCTGAACGAGAAACTAATCTCATTGTAAAATTGTCGGGGTCTGCAGTATATGCTTTGTCATTTCTGATCAGGTATGTTACACCAGTTTGTGTACTCGTATCACCGGTAATAAATACTTTTAATTTATACTGTGACTTCTCAGCGGCAGTAAATCCTGTTGAGGTTAGGTTTGTTGTACCATCACCTGTTGGAACAAAGACTGAACCGAATATTGTAGAACTAAATTCATTTGCAGTACCATGTCTGAATGTTGCTGCAGAATCGTTCCATATAAAATTAGCGTTACCTGTTATACCCGTACCAGTACCTACGGCTATCTGTGTATCAGGAATAGCTATTGCATCACCTATGAGTTCAGCTACTGAGCTAGCAACTATATCGCCACCACTTGTTATCCTAAGAACTTCATCAGTAGCTCCTGCATCTGCTGGGGTTGTGGCTATATTAATAATACCACTCTCTGCAATATTAAGTAAAGGCGTTCCTTTGTTAGCACTAAAAAATCTCGTGTTATACGCTGCATTATTTGTATAAAATTGTAAGTCTCCATTTGAAGAATAGATTGCCCCATTATTATCACTAAAGATATGAGCATACCCTGCTGCGGCTGGTGTCTGAATACGTGTTGAACCACTTACATCTAACTTATAGGCAGGACTAGTAGTACCTATTCCTACGTTGCCTTGATAATCAACTCTAAATCTTTCCGCTAAACCAGTTGGTGTACCAGGCCCAACACCTGTAGCGTTGTTTGTATATATAACAAAGGCACCGCTACCTTCTTTTTCTAGACTGTTTGCGTCTCCATTTTGACCAACTTCCGCCCCTATTCTTACTTGAGGATATTCATTACTGTTATCATCTTGAAATACAAAATCCACAAATGTCTTTTGTTGACTTAGATCACTACCTACATAATTCCACAATTGTTGTAGTGTAGTACCTGTAGCAGAAGAGGATGTTCCTGTAGACTTATAGAGATCCAATAAGTAATCTGGACTAGTAGTTCCAATTCCTACGTTGCCTCCAGAGGTGATACGCATTCTTTCAGCGTTGGCAGTTTCTATAGATAAATATCTTGAAGCATTGCTGTAAATAAAACCTCCATCAAAACCATCGTCTTGATCTCCAAAAGCTATCTGAGAATAACCTGAACTATGAGAAGCAATTTGAAGTATTGATTGACTAAATCCTTCTATAAGCGCAGATGTGTTTGTTAAAGCCGAAGATAAAGTGTTACCGTCTTTAACATGCAATTTAGCTAAAGGACTAGTAGTGCCTATTCCTACGTTGCCGGCGTTATTGATGTAAGATGCTGTGCCTTGGTCGCCTGAGATAAATACTGTTCCTGTGCCCACGCTATTATATAGAGATAAGTCACCTGATTCCCTTAATCGTGCTCTTGCTGTACCTCCAGAAGTCTTGATATAGAAATCTCCTCCACTCATTAAGATATCATCTCCTACTGTAGCGGGTGTAAGGGTACTACCCGTTCTATCCCAGTAACCCATATCCCCTATAAGTTCTGCTACACTACTAGCAACTATATCGCCACCACTTGTTATCCTAAGAACTTCATCAGTAGCTCCTGCATCTGCTGGGGTTACGGGAATATTTATTATCCCAGTTCCTCCAATTTCAAATAAACCAGTATTACCATTGTTTCTGACTAGTAAACCTTGGGCAGCGACGTTGTATACCTCCAATACCAATGCTCCGTCTGTTACATTACTTGCTCCAACCACCGGTGTTAGCTCTTGCCCAATTGACCAGTCCGTTCCGCTTCTAAAATAGATTTTCTTGCCTGAAGACATTTGTATGTCATCGCTGAAGAAACTAGTTCCTAAAACAGCTAACTTGTATCCACTATCTGTAGTAGTTCCTATTAGGACGTTGCCGGTACTGCCATTAATCATCATCCTAGCTGTAGGAACAACAGTAGCTCCTGCAACAGTAGCCCCATCAAATGCGTAAAATACTATATCTGAACCATTTTTATATTCAATACCATTGTACCCACCAGAAGAGTGTGTATATACCGTTTTATATACATCAGAACCATCAGTTCCGCTTAGATTTCTCCCTATTATTACATCATAATAATTATATCGTCTAGTATGCCCTATTATAAGGTTTGTGGCTGGGTATGTTGTTGTACCGATATGTAATTCAGCGTCTGAACCTGTGGTTGTAATATCTAACAAACCCCTTGGACTTGCTGTTCCTATTCCAACGTTGCCCTCCATCAATGCTATTGTACTACCATACAATCGTAGTGCTTTATAAGAGCTACCAGTTCTATCGTACGAAACTACATATCCAGTGCTATTATCATAAATAAGTTCTACTCCTGCTCCACTTGTAGGAATTGTCTGGGCGGTACTTCTAATCGTTCCTGCTGCATCTAATTTAGTAGCAGGTGTAGCTGTTCCAATCCCTACGTTGCCTCCAAAGTAATTTGTGGTTTCGCTTATAAAAGCATCTACAGTACTACTGTTACGAGGTTTAAATTCGAACTTAGAAGTACTATGGTCAAAGTTAAATCTTGCAGTAGTTGTTCCATCATTAAAATCAATAACACCTAATCTATCATTACCACTTTGGAAAAGTATTGTTGGATCGCCCAATGCTACGCTTTCAATCTTAAGGAAAGTGTCACCACTTGCTCTATATAGATGTAATAATGTATCAGGACTAGTAGTACCTATTCCTACGTTACCTGTGCTATCTATTCTAGCTCTTTCAGCATATGTTAATCCATCGTCTGTATAAAATGCTAATTGACCTTTAGTACTCTGTGTTCCTGTATTTCCAGTTATAGCCCTTATCTCTGCTATTACGCCTACAGATGTATAAGAATTGCTAAACTCTAGGTTAGCAATATGTAAATCATTACCATCGCCTCGATTACCAGTAAATCTTGTATAAGTTAGGCCTCCAGTTTCAACCTCCAAATTAGTATCTGGACTAGTAGTTCCTATACCTACGTTGCCTTTCATATATATTTCACCAGAACCTTTGGCAGTAAATATATCGTAGCTATTAGAGTAATCTACAACGTTAAAAGCATATAAAGATCCTGTCCCAGCTCGTACTCCCAAGCCATATCCAGTAGCACTTAGATTTGTAAATGAACTAACTGTTGTGCCAGCAAAAGTACCTGATAAATCGAATCTATTTAATGTAGCATCATTAGCTGTGTCTAATCTTAGATATACACTATCTAATTCATCACCTATTACAGAAGCTACTGTACGGTATTTAATACTATTATCTGCTGCCCATACTAATATGTTATCATCTGTTATTGGGGCATTGGCTACATTGTTTATTGTTACATAACCAGTTGTTCCTGCTATTCTAAATCTTTGTGTATCACCACCTATTCTTGTGAGAATCTGAAAATCATCACCGTCAGTTGTACGAATCATGGTATATCCAGTAGAATCGCCTGAACGAAACATCATTCCAGCACTACCTGAAGCAGCTGCTTGTTCTACTAAAATATACGGGTCAGTGTGCAATACATGGACTGCTCTTTCAGGATTAACAGTACCGAATCCTACTTCCTTAGTAGAACCATCAAAGAAAGCTATTACACCGTTCTTACCGTCAGAAATATGTAAATCTCTGAATTGTGATGTTCCATGATTATAACCATTCCAATTTATATAACCTACATAGTTAGCTCCGGCATAATATCCGAAATTTAATTCATTACCCTTAAAATATGAGTCGCCAGAATTTGCTCCAAAGTGGCTATAAGCAGATCTAACATCGAATGTCGCCTGTGGAGCTGTAGTATTTATTCCTACTCTATCATTATTGCCGTCTATAAATATTCTTGCATATTGCTTTGGAGATGTAGCTAAATCAGTTACTGAGTTCTTTGCTGATATGTATAAATCTCCATTATATTCATAATAGATACCTGCTCTTTGGTCACTTGAACCACTTCCTGTATCACCTCTCATTCCAAAAGAAATACCAACAGGACTTGTTTCTAATAAGTCAGAATTTTGACGATGTATTGATAATAAAGTTACAGCTTCTCCTTTTATCTGAGTTTTAAAGACTGGAGTAGTTGTCCCTATTCCTACGTTAGCATTCTCAAAATAAATTTTTGCGTTATCAAAGGTTAACTTGCCGTTAGCACTACCATAGTTATGATTATATATATAACTGGATACTCCCAATATGCCAAGTTTGGTTGCAGCATTGTTTAGTAGCAAGTCTCCTGTAGAGGTTATAACGGTATGTCCTATTGCATTAATAGAAATAGTTGCTGAGCTTGTAGATTTGTCATCATAGCCATATACACTATAACCAACACTATCTGCTGTCTGATTAAGTCTTAGACTTCCGGTCAACGGGTCGTTAGCTGTATCGAGTCTTAGATATACACTATCTAATTCATCTCCTATTACTGATGCTATTGTACGGTACTTGACTGTTCCGCCATCTGTTACTAAGAGGTTTTCTACTGTGTCGGCTGCATTTGCTATTGTTGCAATGGACATGTTACCATTAACTTGGAAGGTGTGTCCAGTGTCAGCAGAGCCGCCTATCATTACATTACCACCTTTGAAATAAGAAAAACCTGCTGGGTTAATATAAACATTCGAAGTTCCAGCAGAGTTAGCCATATAAAGCCCAACATGATTATTTGAATCTTGGTAGAACTTAGCGAATCCACTACCTGTACTTGCGTAGAAGTTAGCGAAGTACCTACTTGCTGAGATTGACTTAACTTGGATTTGACCAACTCCATCATTAGTAACAGTTCCAAATGTTGTTCCTATATTATTGACTGCGAATCTTGTATTCCCAGCAAATTGAACTGCACCGTAACTAGTATTGTTGAAATTCAGTACACTAGCACCACCCCCATCACCAATCTGAGCATTACCACTAACATCTAACTTATATCCACTGTCTGTAGTAGTTCCAACTAAGAGGTTGCCTGAATCTTTAAGAGTCATTCTGTACTCGCCTGCATCGCCATCATAAAAGCCTAAATCCCCTGCTATAGTAGAATGTGCTGAGGCTCCAACAAATAATCCCCAGTAACCAACAGGAGTTTTAATCTTTACTCCAGTATATTCTGTATTAATAGCCGTTGTTTCTATTTGAGTTAAGGTAGTTCCTGTTCCTTCAATATGTAATTTTTGGTCTATCCCAGATGCGATACCTATTCCTATATTTTGTGCAGTATCAATAGTAAGTACCCTTGTGCTGTTTTGGTATAAGCTAAAGGCATAGTTATTTCCTGTTCCAACAATGGCATATGAATCAAAGGCTTGATGTAATAATTCTAAGTTATTCGTAGAGTCTTTAACCAATAAATAAGGGTTTGTTGCGCCTCTAATTTCAAGGTTTCCTGTTAGTGGATCATTAGCTGTATCGAGTCTTAGGTAAACAGAATCAAGTTCGTCTCCTATAACACTAGAGATTGTGCGATATTTAACAACTCCACTATCTTCTACGAGGATATTTTCTACAGTATCTGCAGCATTGTTAATCGTGGTAACTGTTAACTGGCCGTTTACTGTAGCATTTCCTACAGCTAAAGTTGCGTAAGAATTCCAATGAGTTAAAGCTGAGAATAAACCTGAACCCGATGTATAATAAATTCTAGCTGTATTAGTTAAATTACCTATAGTCCAACCATTTGTACTGGTGCTACTTATCGTCCCTGTAAATCTACCTGTACCACTAACATCTAACTTATAGGCAGGACTAGTAGTACCTATTCCTACGTTGCCTTCTACCCACAGTTGATTTACAGTAGGAGACTGATATGCAGCAGTTGTTCCTATACCCAATCCTCCTGTATTTCCAAACCCGGCAAATGAAGTATTATCTTTCCTGAAAGTTAATCTGTTACCCTCGTTTACTATATTATAATCTTTATCAGGAGTGCCTGCTTTCCTTATTGTAAGGAAAGTATCTCCTGCTCCTTGGAGTATAGCAGCATGAGCACCACTTGTCTTAACTTGAAACTGGTAGTCTGAGTTCACTTGCGTTGAACCTCCTACCACTACCTTGTCTGTCCCCGTAGCAGGGTATAAAAACCCTGCGCTATCTCTGTCCCACAAGTTTTCTGTTGCTACTGCAGCTTCCATTTGTTGCAGGGTGACAGCTTCCATATCAAGCACTGCGTCATGATGAAGTACCAAATCCATTCCGTTCTTCATTGTGAATGTACCGCCCGTCATCAACATTATCACAGTACCGCTAGTGTTCCTGAATGCTAATTGACTAGTTTGTATAGACAACTCCACCCCTAGAGAGCCCCATATTTTACTTGTAGTTCCATTGAATACTAAGGGCGTAGTTCCTGCTATATAAACTGTCTTCCCGTCTCTTACTCTTAAACCAAGACCTTGATCAATATCAACTATACCTGAAGTTGATCCTGCCCTAAGAGCTAAATCACTTGTTCCGTCATTAACCGCTAATGCTAATGCTCCTGAGCTTGTAAGATAACTATTACCGCTACTGTTAATATACCATCGTGAATCCTTACCTGATTGGTCGTCATAACCATATACACGTATACCATTACTATCGGAAGTTTGTTGTATTGTAATTTTAGATCCACTATCTGTAGTAGTTCCTATTAGTACGTTGCCATCATCAGATATTCGCATTCTTTCTGTGAGTACATCCAAAGTGCCATAGGTCGAAAAGGTTAGGTGGTAGTTATCATCCGAACCATTCCTTAGTACACTAATTTTAGCAGAATTAACAGATGTGGCACTATAAAAATCAATACCGTGCGATGAGGATGCATAACTTCCACTACTAGTTAACTTTAAAGTAGAGACATATGTAGACGTTGCTCCTTGTTTTGTGATCTCCAATAAGTCAGTCAAAGGATCATTAGCTGTATCTAATCTTAGGTAGGTGTTATCCAAGTCACCAGTAATCATTTCAGACAAGTTCCTTTTTTGAATTACTCCAGAAGTCTCAACTATGATGGAATCTGAAGTTGATGTTGGTATATTATTAATAGTTACCGTATCGTAAAATAAAGCAGATGTATCAGCGTTAAGCCTTAGTGAATTATTTCCACCAGCCGTTCTAAAATATAAGTACCCTACCCCATTTGTTGCAGTTATATAGTTAGCACCACCTCTCGTGAAGTCTAATTTATAACCACCTATAATATTCATTACCCCAATATCTCCTGTAAAGGAAGCCACATTTGATACTGAACCACTACCTACATCTAACTTATAAGCATTATTAGTATTGCCTATTGATACGTTTCCTGATGGATTAATCATCAATCTTTCGTGCATAACGTTCTCTAACGCTACAGATACCGAAAGATAAGCGCTACCCGTTCCTGTAGTTACAACAGAGCCTACTTTAACTAAATCATAATTGGGGCTGCCCAAAAACAGATACTGTCCTCCTGATACATCGGCTTCATTAGAAATACGTATTCTTCCAGGGGTATTTTTAATGTGAAATCCGTAAGAGCTAAGGTAGGCTGTTGTTCCGACTCCTACATTCTGGCTAGCATCAATACGTATTGCTTCTACTCCACCTGTTATAAGGGAGAGTTGGTCATAAGCAAAACTTGTTACTCCTGTATTAAAATCGCCTTCAAATGAGTATACGGGATTAGCTAATGTTCCAACAGTATAATATATTGCTGCAGAACGATTTCCACCCGTGCCCCTAAGCCAACTGTCATTAAATTTGAATTTATCGCTACCAGCAAGAGCAATTGTTAATATATTATCTGAGCTTTCATAAATACCTGTGTTACCATCACCAAATGCTAATCCTGTAGCAAGGCTACCTACTCCACCGTTTATGTGTAATTTGGCTAATGGAGCAGTAACTCCAGTACCAATACCTACATACCCACCAAAAGGTTGTAGTGTGATAGGAAAAGTCACACTTGCTGATGTTGCAGCCTGTATTCCTATAACAGAACTGCCAGTTGTTGATATTAATATAGAACTTTCTGAATCTATCCTCGTTTGAAGTCTAAAACTTTTAGAACCAAACATCTCAGATAAGTTAGCAGCTCCCCAATTATCCCCCGTTATATGGACTCTGGCAGTAGGAGATAATTCATTTACTCCTAACCTCTTATTACTATCATCCCAAAAGACTTCTGATGTTTCTGTGTGAGCCCACTTACTACCATCCCAAAAGGACATTTGTCCAGCTGCAGTTCCGTACTCGTGATGTTCTACTTTTAAAAGTTCGTGGTTAGCGGCTCCGTCGCCAATGTAAGTTCCATACGTATCAGTTGCAAATCCAAGCTCTCCTGCGTTCAAGACTGGCAACGAGGCTGAAGGGCCTCTCCTTATTTGTATGGTGTTCGACATAACATTTAATTACTACTTTGTATTTCTTTTCCTCTTTACTGCAGGAGTCAATTTCTTAACTTGTTTTTCGAGAAGAACGCATTTGCTTTTTAATTCCTGAATCTCTTTTTCTTTTACAATAATCTCTTTCCCTTTTACAATTTTTACATTCTCAAGTTCAGTAATCTTACTCTTTTCAACTTTAAGTTCCTGACGAAGTTCAACTAATGCCTTATCCAGCTTTTGGTTATTAGCTATATACTGATCATTTGATTTTTTAAACCCTTCAGCATAAGTATTCGCATCAAGCCTCTTTTTCTCTGCACCTGCTTGATTCGCTTTAAGTCTGGATATTTCATTAAGGAATAGGTTTTTTTCCTTACTGTCACTCATTTTGTCTACGTGTTGCCTACCGATTTCCATTATCAGGTCATCGACACTAAGAGTTGTATTTGTATTAGGCTGAGGTAAATCAGTTACGTTTGCATCTTCCATCTTATATATATATTAGAAAGTTTTTAAAATGCGCCTCCATCAACTACTGATACATAAACTAAAGCTGTTCCTCCTGCATTCATCTGAACAAAATCATATCCTGATCCATAACCAGCAGGAGTATCTGTAAGTTCAAGAAATGTATCATGTGTGTTAACTTGGTCGTCAACATATTTCTTTGTGGCTGCATCTTGGTTAGAAGTCGGGTCAACTACCTCAGTAATCTTTTTAGTATTCATTGAGAAATTAGCACCAGCCTGTCCACTTAAGTCAGCCATTACTTCGGCAAAGGTTTTACCTTCTAATCCATTGGCTGTAAACTTAGCATATTCAGAACTGTTTGCAGATCCATCTATTGTTACAATATGGTTATCGGTAATACCATGGTTAATTGCATGTACGTGGTCGGCTCTTGAGAACGAATGAGACGTTCCGACACCAGCGGCCACTACAGCAGAGATCTCGATAGCAGCGGCAGTATCCAATGCATCTGAGCCATTATTTGGATCATGTGTATCCTTATGCGCCATAACACCACCGGCACTTGAGAATTGAACGAATACTAAGTTGTCAGTTCCTACAACATCTGCACCATCATCATTTGTACAAACGAATCCTTTTCCATCGTCGGTACCACCTTTGATAAATATAAAGTATCCACCAACTTCTTCACCTACTAACCAACTTGATTCACGTTCCCATGCTCCGGACCGTACAATGTAAAGACCATCTTGAGTAACGGTTGTTTGTGAATCACAAAGGATCTGCTCACCATCAGTCAAGGCGACACCATCAATTGTTTGCAGTCCTGTTAAAGCAGCAACATTTCCTTGAGCTCTTACATCTGCCACAGATTTATTTTTAATGCCCTGGGCGATTAAATCAACATAAGCTTTAGTTGCGGCATCCTGTGCCAAGGTCGGATCGAGCAAACCTGTAAGTTTTTTCGAGTTCCATGCAAAGTCTGCACCTGCTTGATTACTAAGGTCTGCTAATGTCTCAGCATATGTCCTTCCTTCTAATCCAGCTGCAGTAAACTTTGCAAACTCATTATCATTAGGAGAGCCATCTACCTGAAGCATATTGTTATCAGCAATACCAATTGTAATAGCAGATATATTACCACCTGTAAGCCTACCTACAATTCTTTGTTCAGAAATGGATAACGCTAAAGGTGTATTATCAGCGTTCGCAGCCAAGATTGTATTAGCATCGAATTTTCTGTGCATCAATACTTCATGATTAGCAGCACCGTCTCCAATATGTACCTGCTTTGTGTCCGTAGAGAATCCAAACTCACCCGCAACTAATGTTGGTAGTGAAGCAAAAAGACCTCTTTTAATTTGAATTGTATTTGGCATAACTTTTTATTTAAAATGAACCTCCGTCAATATCTACTATATCATCCCCAAGTATTTCATGTTGAGGTGCATGTACAGGAACCTCTTGAGTGTTTCCTAATAGTTTCCATCCATTTCCATTCCACATTATCATATCTCCTACTCCGAATGAGTCTCCTGTATTTGTTTTTGTTACATCATTATCTGTTACGATCACCAGTATCTCCCATACAAATCTTACTTTGGCTTCCACAGGAGTTGGAAAATCAGCAGATATACTTATGTCACCCCTTTTATAAAGTCCGTTAAGTATATTTGAAGAATTTTCCTCATTTGATCTATATGATGTTCCGTTTAAATCCGACATTTTATATCTGTAAGTAATAAATATCTAAGTCAATATATCCACCAGAACCAGTTCCAGCTGCAGTATCAACATAGACTATAATATCTGTGTTTTCAGGTGCATCTTCAAAGCTACCAGAAGGTATTTTAACATCCCTTCTACCTGATGCACTTTCAATGAAAGCATTTGTAAATGTTGCCAAGTCACCAGACACACCAACATATTTGAATTTCAAAGTAGTAGCACCACCAAAATCAAATGGAGTTACCCCGGGATTTATATATCCTTTTATGAATTGAGGCCAAGCTATAGTTCCAAGTAAGTTTAATTCTAATTCAATACCTGTTGAGAGAGCTCCTTTTGCATTGGCTTCGGTAATTCTTATGTACTTATGAAGATAGCCATCACCTGCATCACCAGTTGCACCAGTTATACCACTTCCTGTTAGTCCAGTTCCTCCAGTAGCGCCATCGCTTCCGGTTGGCCCTGTTAATCCAGTTCCAGTAAGACCTGTGCTTCCAGTTCCTCCAGTTGTTCCAGTAATTCCTGTGCCTGTTGCTCCGATAGCACCGGTATAACCAGTTTTTCCTGTATTACCATCTGCACCTGTTACTCCAACACCTGTTAAACCAGTCTTACCTGTATTTCCAGTAGCTCCAGCAAGTTCTGCACCAGTCGGACCAGTTGTGCCTGTTAATCCACCTCCTCCATCAAGAACCTTATCCACTGTAACGGTATGCTGATAGGTAACACCATCATGAGGGTATGATAACTCATATGATCCAGTATCAGCTGATATATTTGTAACGCTATATACGCGTCCTTTTGTTGTACCAACAAGTTCTGCGGCTTGTGCCACTGTAACATTAGTTGCTTCAATAGTACCTGTAAGACCACTTATGTCCTGTTCTACTCCGTCAACGAAATGTTTAACAGTACATACTGCTGTATCATAAGACTTTGGAACACCAAGGGGTGTACATATTATAATAAGACCACTACGGCTTATTGTAGAACGTATTTCTTCAGCATCAGCGCCAGTTTGTCCTGTAACACCACCAGTTCCAGCGGCTCCGGTTGGGCCAGTTGCGCCAGTTGAGCCAACAGCTCCTGCAGCACCTGTGCTACCACCTCTTAATTCGACGTTGTTTGAACCATATTTATCAATCATAATTCCTAAAGTTTTTAAATAGTTCTGTTAAAACTGTTTCATTATCGAGAACATTTCTAACAAATGTGTAAGTTTCAGTTGCGGCTGCAACCATTCCTTGCTGACAGTTGAAAAGTATGCTATCAAAAAGAGTATTCAAGAGAGAGGTATTGTATGATTCCAAATAATTTATAATTGGAATTTCCATTGTCATTGTAAGTCTTCGTATGTCAGCCCACATTGCCCATAACATGTATTCGTACTTATTATCATAATGAGTGCCACCAGGCTCAACTATTGCAGTCTGTATTTCATACAAACCATCTTCGTAAACATCATAACCTGAACCAAGCATGTCAGTTGAGTTAATTGTATTACCTATTGAGGGGTCGAGAAAGTCAGTGATATCGCTACCTGTTAAAACAACACTATACGATACATCTCCTTTAGTGACACTTAATGTAATTTGAGTTACATCGGCACGAGCTGGGTTTGGCGCACCCCATCCTGTTGGATTGTTTGTCAGATCATAATCTCCTGTATTATCATAGAGCTTAATCTGAGAGCCATTATTTTGCTGTACTACTACTGTTTTAGGATCGAGAGCCATTTGCGTTATTATTTATTCTTACGACAAAATTAAGTTAAGGCATTTTGCATGTCAAATACTACCAGAACTAAAGATACTTTTTTTACCTTTTTTCTTTTTTTTCTTTTTACTATTTTGTGCATCCTTATAGAAAAGTTTCTTTTGATACCAACCACTACCGAATGGAAGTATCTTAATAACTTTATTCCAAAGTTTAAGATCACCTTCATTACCATATTCTGTATTAGACTGATATCTTATAGTAGAATTATTAGGATCACTGTAAGGTTTATCCTTAAAATTAAGTATATTTTCCTGAAGATATGCAATAGAAGTTCTTGCTACAAGATCAGAGGCAATCATTATATCAACAAGAAATGTTAATATAGGAGATGGAGCTTGTAAATACCAAGCATAAGAATCTTGGTCAAATGACATTAATAAATCTCCTGTAAATCTTACAGAAAATATTCTCATAAATAGACTCTTCTCATCATCATCATCCAAATAACCTTTTAGTAATCCCATAATTACACCATATGCAACAAGTTCTCTTATTGCTTTACCTGTTGCTTGTTGATGATGTTTAGGCATTTCAGAAAAATTTATTCGATCACCTGCAGCTTCTCTTTTTAGATATGCAAATGTTCCTAATAATTCATCATTTTTTTTAAGTTGTAATTTAGTACCACCTTCTGAAATAGGTTTTGGCTTTACATTTTCATAAATCCTTTTCTTTTGTCCTTTACTTGTTCCATGGTTATAAATTGTAATCATTGCCTGATTAAATAAAGCTCTATACATAGGTTCATGCACTATTCCATTGAGATCTAATCCTGCTGAAAGAAAACGTGAAGCATAGTAAGCAGCCATCCAATTTCTAAACTGAGTCCACATTTTTCCAAAAGCCATTGAATTTAGTAAAATATAATTTTTAGTTCCATAGTCACCATGGGCAGATCTCGTAACATTTTCTGTAGCTCTTCTTTTTTGAGGAGCGAACAAATGTTTTTTATTTGGAGCTAAATTACCAAATTTATCATGAGCATCCCAAGTAGCCTGATCCATCACACCTGTAAATGATATTCCATGTAATATATTTTCAACAATTACTGTGTATATTAAAGAAGCAGTAGATGCAGTCTCTTTTACTTTACCAAGTTTACTTAAGCCATGTTCATCAGCTACATTAACAACTTGATATTTATTTAAAATATTAAATGATTTCATAGGATATCTACTAATTCTATATACTCCGTCGAAAAAAGCTGTTGATATTATTGCTCTCCAACCTGTAGCATCAAGTTTTACTGCTTCTATCCAATTTTGCACTAATCCTATAGATAGATTTATTGTAGCGGCCATTTCATTAAGAGCAAGTGATTTCATTGCTAAAAGAGCCATTACAGTAAACAATGACATTTCTAATTTACTTTTTTGCTCATTATTTCCGCCAAATATCTGTTTCGTTGAATATATTTTAATTACACTGAGCATATTTTTAGTATTTGCATAACTTTCAGTTGCATACTTATACAATGGAATAACGTGTTCCATGAAATGCTTATCAGTCATTGAATTTAAACCCTGTATGGTTATTACCATATCTTCTTTAGATTCAAACTTATTGTATGCCTGTGAAGTATTTTTAAGTTTAACATGTGTCTGTTCAGGCTTGAAATTAGGACTATCTTTTTTGTCGTTTTCGTACATTTCTTTAGCACGATTATATGCAGATTTCAGATCAGATAATTTATCAATACCAACGTTGAAATTACGTTTGTAATCTTCAAAAGTGACAGGATCTATTATAGAACCTAAATTATAACTATCCCATGGTTGAGGCTTGAAATATTTGTGATATGATGGCCAGTTAAGACCATGCTTTTTAAACATTCCCCATTTCCACTTTAATTCATAATGCTTAAATACAGGAATTGGCGGAGTCTTTCTTTTTGAGGCTATAGGGTGATTCTTTATGAACTTATGCCTGTCATTAAACCTACCATAAAAATCTTCAAGATAACGAATTAAACGCTTCTCAGCATCAGTCATATCATCGTTGATCTCTTTATAATACTTGACACCTCTTTTGACTTCAGTAATATTATTCATATCAATATCACCACTATCATATATTTTCTTAATATCCCTGTTTACCTTTATCTTCTGAGCCTGAGACTTATCAAGTTGTTCTCTTGTCACTATCATTAATTGCTGAACTAATTTATGATCACTTGTAACAAATCTGTCATTCATATAATATTTAGCAAGTAATGTTATGTCTGTATTTTTACGAGTACCTTGAATCATTTCAGCTAATAAAACTGTTGAGAAACGATATCCACTAAAATCTGATGAATTTTCTTCACTTACTCTATTGACAATTATTTCCCGGACAAGTTTTCTATTTATAAATTCTCTGAGCGGACCAGCTGCTTCTTCTTCAAGACCACGCAATCTATTTTCATAGTGATACAATTGATCATATGACATTGATTCAAGCAGGGAGAGTACATTTATGCCTCTTCTACGGGCTGTTTCTTCCAGTTCATCATATATCTTTTTAGACTTAGCAGAATCATTTACAAATTTTGTAAGCATAAATGGAGTTAATGCACCAGGAAACTTATTATTATATTCTTCGACTGTCATAAACGGAACATCATAATCATCTTTTGCATGTTCTGGTTTAGGGCCTCCTAACCAATGAGTAAGAAGTGTATTTAATGAATAAGTATCAAGATCTTGTTGTGTAAATCCTTTGTCATCAATAAGCATTGACTTAGCATCAACACGATTATGTTTAAATAATCTATCAACTGCAAGTGGATTATCACTTAATTCAGACAATTCAACTCCCTGTGGTAGCAGATCCTCAAGAATAGTAATGCTTTCTATTTCTGCGTTCTTAGCAATTCCATCGACATAATTATTTTCAGATGCAATTTTTTCAGCTGCGGAAATCTTTCTTTCAGTTACATTCTTGTTATAATCGAATAGTTCCTGAGTAGTTTTCTTGTTTATGTTTACAGGAATATCCCTTTCAAATTCTATTTTTGAAATAAGATCGTCATCATTGAGCTCATACTTAATTGGAATGATACCGAGACTATCAGCGTTACCACCTTTTATGAGGTTATAGATATTTACCTGCATACGTTCAGCATTCTCTTTAGAGTCATTCAGGTTATTCAATGGAGGCAATAATGTCCTACCCTCATATGCTTCAGTATATTTAGTTGAGAGTTCGTCGCCATCCCATTTACTATTCTTAGAGAATTTGAAGTCGCGTATATGATTACCAAGATCATTTTCATATTGGAAATCTATATGACCGGCAATATAGCTATCAAAGTCGGCTGTCATTTCTTCAAACACCTCACTATTAGGGTAAGCTTCAAGACCAGCGAAATAATCGTCAATTGCTACCTTAAATTCTTCAAATGCTTCATCTGTGAAATATTGCTTTTCTTCATCACCAATTTGATGACCTTTACGGTGCTTTTCGATTATGCTATGACCTGCAGTTCCTCTTTCTGAGTCTTGTTGCCATTCACGAAGTTTATTTTCTCTGAAGTCATTTTTCTGTGGAGTACTAAGAGCATTTTCACCCTCTTCTACTAATCTCCTACTTTCAGCATCTGCTAATCTGTTGGCAACAACTTCCGGATTAAACTTTTCTTGTTTTAATCTTTTTATAATTGTAGTTGCGGACCCGAATTCTATATCACCACTTTTGTAAGTGTGTGTAGGATCATCGTAGTCGAGCTCCTGTTTTTGATGTTCTATAGTTCCAAGTTGTTCCTCTTGAGAAAAAACATTATCCTTATTAGCCCAGATGTCTTGTGCAAATTGTAATGCAGGATCTACTGCTGTTTTTTTACCAAAGAATTTTCTGACAGCTATCCAGAATTTACGAAGTGAATTTTTGACCTTAGTTAAGAAAGGAGAATTCATTTCATTCTCTGCCATCATAGAACCTATCTTACCAATTTCCTGAATGGCATCTTCTTTGGAACCATATAACTCCACAAGTTCTTGTTTAGCCTTATTGTCGGCAGGTAGCATGTTCCAATAGATATGAGCATTTTCGTGAAAGAAAGTACTCTGTACTGATTTATTTGGATCGATGAATACAGCTTTACCGAATGCAGCACCCATTGATTTAAGATCAAATCTGTCAACTTCTCCGTTCATTTTACGGATATAGTTTTGGAATGCTTTAGGGGATTCAAATATTTTAAGTTCCGGGAAGATTTTCTGAAAATGCTTGCGAATAAATTCCTGTAACTTAGGATTCAAGTTAGCCAATGGCTCATTGATACTATCAAGTTGATGTTCGATAGGTTTTTCCTCTTGACCAGGCTCTTTATCAATAGTCTTTTCATAGACATCACGAATAGCCTGTTTTCCAAGTGGATTTATATTACGAGTTCCTATCCCTGCAAAGTTTTGTGTTAATGATGGTGTATCTGCTTTAACAAAGTAATCTCCATTCCATGTAAACCATTGTCCTTCTTCCTGATCGAATACAAATACAGGTTTGTTCTCAGCTATTGCCATATGAACAGCCCAACCAGTACCACCATCGACTTTGTTGTTAGTTATTGTTGATATTGCAAATACGGCATCAGAATTCTTTACTTGCCACCAATTACGTCTTAATAGATTATTTACATATTCTTTAGAAGTAGGAAATCTTCTACCAAGAGTTTTATTTGCAGCCTTTAGTTTTTCATCAGCTTCATGTTTTAGTCCTATTGGAATTTCAGTATTACCGTTTGGAGTTTTATTACCTTCAAAATAGTAATGTTTATTATTAACCATTCCAAATTCCTTGCCAATAACATCCCATGCAGTATCAGAACCTAATGCGCCACCTGAATGATTTGTAGCAGTTGCTATATCTACGACTGTGGATATTTTCAAAGCTTTGTTACCCCTCACTAAATCACTCTTGCTTAGAATCATTTCAGCATAATCTCTGATAGCTTCAGCTTTGGTAGTTCTATTAACAAAGTGACTTGCCTCAACGAATATCCTATTAACAATGGATAACTTACGTGGATCATTTTTAAATTGATCTCTTACACTTTGCTCAACATCTTTCAATCCTGAACCTTTAGCTTTATTGACAATTGCTAATGCAGCAGCCTCACGTACATTGTAGTCTATGTAATTACTGCCGGGTGAATGTTTGTATGTATTATCACCTGAACGTTGCTTAAAGTCCAAAGCTGGAGTTGACATTGCTATAGTTTCAGCGATCTTGTCAATTTTATAATCACTGAGTTTTGCATCCATCCAATCTTTAGTATTATCTGCCAATACATCACCTACATGAACCTGAAATTTAATACTGAATAAGTTTGCAAAGTTCCCCCTGGCATTAGTTACGTTAACGCCATACTTTCCAACAGAATAAAATAAGAACTTTTCCTGAATATCTAATGGTAAGTCATCGAAATATTCATGTGTTCTACTTAATAGATCATCTGACAGTTGCCTGTTTCTATAGTTCTCGTTTATAGATATAACACCGTCATTAACTTCCAATAAGTTTATGAATAAATTTTTGTCTTTATTTTCTTCAATATACTTTTCAAGATCTCTTCCTGCCCTGTCAACAGTCTGACCTGTATCAAAAGAATCAAGCAATAAAGTAGCTGTCATCTTTTTTAGAATCATATCATATTCCTCACGAGTAAGGTATATGTATGGATTGCCACCAGACTTGATGTTTAGGAACCGTTTTATAACTCCTTGAGAATTTACTGTACCCTCAAGTGACTTACTGAAGTTATTCTCTCTTGCATAGTCAATTGACTTATCAGCTGTACTTATGAATGGCGAATCCTGATCAGTACCATTATAATTGAAAAGATTGTTTGTGTTTATATATTCCTGTTTATTGTCACGCAAGAATTCACCTGCTACTACAGCCATATCAAAATCAACAGTGGACTTTGGAAATTCCCTTGACATCTGGACATAGTTAAAGATCCTATTAACCTCGTTGGAAAGCTTTCTCAAATTATTAAAGCCAGGGTATTCACTATCCTTGAATTCAGCTTTAAGCATTTTAAGCACATCTTTTTTCTCGAGATTATTGTCAACACTTTTAACTTCTTCGTTTAGTTCGATAAACCTTTTGACAATAGGAGAATTGAAGTAAGCTACAGCCTGCTCAATCCGTTTCATTATAGCGGCTTGCTGCTCTTCTTTTGTTGCTTTGAAATCAATGGTTATATCACTTGCCACAAATGTCATAAACATATGTGCTGTGTATTCATTAATGCCCATGTAAATAGCTCTTGGGTCTTGTGCATTATCAAGGGCTATATTCATAAAGTTACCAATGTCATTCTTAATAAGATTGAATCTGTCAGTAGAAAAGCCTGATATTTCTAATTGACCAACCCTCTTATTAGGATTCTTATAGTCGAACAGCGATATTGAAAAGCGTTTTCTTTTATTCTTATCAACTTTAAACTGGAGCTTATGCTTTTTGATAAAGTCATATGAGGTAGAGAAATCCTGAATTATACCAATGGCAATATTACTTGCAAGGTTAATTTTTCTCGTTCTCAAGACATCGAATAAGTGATTAGAAGAAAGGTTATCTGTTTCGCTTTGTTGGCGATCCTCAAACATATAATCGTACTTTTCTATATCAATGGCCTCATGGATCATATCATAGTTTGCAGGGTTTTCAAATTCCTCCTGCAGCATCCTTTGAATATGATTAGTCAGGCCCTTTTTTGAACCAATACCTGTAATCGGTCTGCCATTTTTGTCCTTGAATGAACTTTCTGCATATCTTACATCACCGTCAAAGTCACGGCCAGCATCTTTCTGGGATTGTCTGTCAGTAATTATAATATTACCTGCTCCGGGAATAGGTTTGTGAGCTCTTGCAAATGTATGGTTACGCAAGTTCTCTGCAGGAACATTTACATATGATATTACTTCTCCGGGAATATATACTTTACCATCACCTGCATCTTCCAATGCCCACTCTTTAATTTTCTCAAGCTTAGGATCAGCATTCACATCGTACATGTCAATGTACTGTGCTTTATTCTTTTCAATCTTAGTCATAGCTTCTTTGCGAGTCATTGGCTCACTGCTATAACGAATACCATTAATATTTAGGTTAACCTGTGGCATTCTAACATGACGTTCATCTTTTGTAGGTCTTGATCCTAACAAACCGATATCAGCGACTGGTACCTCAACAAGTGTTGTCCTATTTACATTCTTATTCAGGACTTTCTTTGTAAGAATTGCAGAACGAATCTTCTGTGTTAGACGGTCATAATATGGGTTTACTTGGTTGCCACCACTCTTGATATAATCATGAAATGCCGACAATGTTTCTTTATCAACATCTTCCAAAAGCTTAAAGTCAACTTCATGCTTTTTAAGATCTCCGAAATAATTGGACATCTCATCAATAATTTCACCTTGTATCTTTTCCCAGAATCTTGCAATACCTTCAGAACTTTTAAAGATCATCATGTTCGCTGTGGTCTGAATAGGCTGTTTAGCCAGATCAGGTTCAGTTTGATGCCTTAAATTAGTTTGCATGAATGTATTACTATTGTTACGCCTTGAGAGTACTGGAGCATTGCTACCATCAAACTCAGTTCCTTTGAATAATTTGTTAACAGTATCGGTTGTTGATTTAGTTCCTGAAGTAAATGTTATTGTATTAATACCATGTATCTTCATGTAGGCATACATTTTGCCGTATACAGAATTAGGAAATGCTTGTGCAAGAGGCTCAATGTCCATCGTATTTGTCTTATCAAGCTTTGCAGAACCCTCTACAACATCATAATGAACATCTTTTGTGCTTGTGTATTTGCCATTGTACTTATCAACTTGAGAGAACACATCACCTAATGAAATAGCTTTCTTACCCATCCATTCAGGCATAGCAAGCTGTAAACCGTCAAGCAGTTCCTCAGCTCCATTCATTTCATTTGAAACAACATGGTTCTCGTTGAATTGACCAACTCCATTCTCAATAAATACATTACCGGCAATACCAGGACTAACTGCAGATCCTGCTCGCTTTGCTGCCTTAATTGCATTTTTGAAGTTACTTGGGCGACCTAATGTAATATAGTCAAGGTCAAATTTATTAAGAGCATAGTTGAACAGCATGTTATTAATAAATGCTTTTCTATCTCCGGACCTGACATCTTCAAATACTTTACCCTGACGAGAAACAACTTCTTCCAAAAGACCTATATCATCTTTTACCTGATCAGGATGCTTCATGTAGGAAGTTTCCCACTGTTCACCTTTCTTTTTCTTTTTATCAAGGGCTAATAGATCTTCATATCGTTTACGATATTCTTTCTCAGCATTGTCGTATTTAGGAACTTCAAGTAAGTAAAACTGATTCTTATTGGAGTACTGGCCTGTGTGCTGTAAATAACTTTTCTTACCTGATTTGAATAAGAAAGCAAGGTCAGCAACTATATCATAATCAGACATTGATTTTACTGGTGCAACATTCTTATTGCTGTTACCCAGTGTTCCACTATGCTTGATTAAATTAAGAGGATTTTTAGCAAGATGCTGGGTAACGCCATTTTCTTTGTACTCAGCATGGTCAATACTATTACCTGCAGAATGAAGTGAGCGTAAGAAATTGGAAGACTGTTCAAGACTGCTTTCCATGGTATTATCCACATTCCTAAACCTGAATGAGATATTGTCTGTACCCCTTGCTGTGTTGACTAACTTAACAACATTGGATTCAGACTGTACATGCTCAGGGGTAGTGATGAAATAATCTCTTGCTTTTTTCTTGGAGTCTGCAAAACCAACAAATCTGTTGGCACCGATCTTCATATACTTAATGATATTCGGCTTGTCGATTTTACCGCTTACGTATTCTTCTTCAGTACTTGGACTGTTCAGATAACCAGACCAGTCTAAACCTGTTAATTTCGTTAGGAATTCGTTATAGAGACTGTCGAGTTTAGCTCTTTGTTGTTTCTCAGGTGTATTCGCGCGAATTTCGGAGGCTTTTGAGT